TTTTTATAAACCTGTTCGAGTGCAACGGTAATTGTTTCTTTTGCTTTATCAAAATCAGTTTCATCGTTTTCTTTTATACGTTGTTGCAATTTAAGCATACGTTGGTCGTTTGTTTGAATAAATGTCCGATTTGATTTAGAAGTTCTCTGAGTATCGCTGTACCCAGAAACAAGTTCTTGTTCGTTTTCGTTTTCGGATTCTGATTCAGAACTTTGAGTTTCATTTTCAGAACTTTCAAATTGTTCTAATGGATTTACATTTTTGACGTATCCATGTGAAATTAGACAATTTACTAAAAATTGTTTCCTTGTTTGTGGATTGGAATATCTTTTTAGTAAATTAACTATAAATCTAAAAAGTCTAATTTGAATTTCGGGTGCATTTTGATGTATTTTAACCATATCTCCCCTTTGCTTTTACTGTTATTTTATTTTTTAAAACAAAAATTACTTTATTTTGGTTTTTTCTAAAACAAAAATTATTTAAAAAAACGTGCATAATAAACCCAAAGTGAAATGGAAACTTTATTTATCACAACTGATTCCGAAAATTCAGACAATGAATCTGGTTTCATTTGTGATGAACAAAGTAAAAAACAAGAAATCAATTTGTTAATTCAAAAACAAATTGAAGATGACCTTGCGACGCATGATTTTTCCGTACCCCATGTTACTCGTGAAGAAATCCAAGAACTTCTCGGTATGAAAATAAAAAATGTAACTCATTACCAGCGTGCACTGGTCCATAAAAGTATCTACAAAGCCGTAAAGAAATACCAAGGTGAAAATCCTCTTCAAGAATACCTCCAGCAACACAACGAACGTCTTGAATTTTTAGGTGATTCTGTTTTGGGTCTTATTATTGCAAATTATCTTTTTCACAAGTATCCGGACCAAGATGAAGGATTTTTAACTCGTATTAAAACAAAACTTGTCAATGGAGTTCAGCTTTCCAAATTGGCGCGTCAAATTAATTTAGGAAAGTACATTTTGATGAGTAACCACGTTCAAAATATTAAGGGTCGCAATTCTCAAAAAATTTTAGAAGATGCATTTGAAGCTTTTTTGGCAGCTATTTTTAAAGACCTCGGATTTGACGCGGTTGATTCATTTGTTACTGAAATTATAGAAAAACTTGATTTTACTGAAATTTTATTTGAAGACAATTACAAAGACCTCCTTTTAAAATATTCTCAAAAAGTATACAGTACAACACCCGAATATCATCTTGTAAGTACCGAAGGCCCCCCACACAATAGAATGTTCCAAGTAATTGTTAATATAAATAAAGTCAATTTTTCTACTGGGTGGGGTAAAAGCAAAAAACAGGCAGAACAAGTTGCCGCGGAACAAACTCTTAAAAGTTTTAAAATTTAATTAAATTATTTTTTAAATTAAAATATTTTATTAAATTATAAATATGGGTTTACTATCTTCACTATTTGGAAAAAAGAAACGCAAAGCATGTGACCGTCGCAAGAAATCTTGCCGGCGTCCTCGTCGGTACAACGTTCCCGGTTCTCCATGCAACAAACTCAAACGGAAAACCTGCAAATCAACAACTGGATGTAGGTACGTTAAAAAGCGCGGTTGCCGTCGGGCTAAGGGATTTGCCAAAATCGTTGCAATGGGAGTAGTTCCCGCCGTTAACGAACAAGTCGAACAAGCTGGTGCAGCTGCCGCCGCCGCCGCCGCCGATGCCGGAGCACCTATTGCCGACCAGGCTATGGCTGCTGCTGCCGCCGCTGCCGATGTTGCTGCTGAAAATGTTATCGCTGTTGGTGGTTCACCCGCAGCAGCACACGATGCCGCCATTGAAGCTGCTGGTGTTGCCGCTCAGGAAGTTCTTGTTGAGGCAGGTGCATCTCCCGAACAAGCAGTTGCTGCTCTTGAAAATGCAGTTGCAGCTGTTGAAGCAGCACCACCTCCACCACCCCCACCTCCACCTCCACCCAAGGCCCGGCCTATTTCAGCTACAAATCTTCCCTACATGGACGAACTGGCCCAGCGCCTTAAGGCACGGGGTGTTGTTGAATTCGGTCGTCGGCGTCGTCGTTATGGATTTGGTTCAAGCAAGTGCAGCACACTTCCCCGCACTGGTAATATGGTCCAGGACATTCGCACTTGCCTCAATTACACTGAAGGTGGTCTGTACCCATGCAACTGGTCTGGTGGTGCCAATAACCGGTGCCAGAAACGCCCCAACGCAGTTACTCAGCTTTACGCAAGTACCGTTGGAAAGTACATGAGCTATGTTATGGCAACAAGCCCAGCACTTGCATCAATGACACCACCACCGGTACCAGTCGCAGTTGCACCAATGATCCCCTCTGCTGTACGTGAATCACTTACCGAGGCATGCAAGGGTCTCAGTGAACGTAACTGTGGATACAACCCCAATTGCCAGTGGGTTGGTAACAAGAAGTGCCAGGCTCGCCGGGGAACAGAAGGCGTTAATGAAATCTATTACGGACCAATGGGGCCTTCTGGATCCGTTACCCCAGCAAGTGTAGCAGCAGCCGAAGCTGCCGAGCTGATGTTTGGACGTCGTCGCCGTTTTGCAGGTTTCGGAAAGAAAAAACGTTACAACGTTACTGGTTCTGGTTGCAATCGACTCCGGAAACGAGTATGTAAGTCAAACCCGAACTGCAGCTACACCAAGCGCGGGTGCCGTCGGCGCTCTGGAACTGCCACTAAGGGAGTTGTATATGAAGGACCATCCCTTGCATTTGGCAAGAAGCGCAAGGTACACCGCCGTAAGGGATGCAAAAGCAAGAAACTCCCAGCTAAAATTCGCAAGATGTGCCGGAGATTAAAGATTAAGACCACAAAGAAGGTCGGAAGCCGCCGGGTATGCAAAAGCCTCAGTTCTCTTAAGAAGCAGATTGCACGCAAACTTCGCAGAATGAAGAAGTCAGTTCGCAAAACACATCGCAAAACAAAGGTTCACCGTCGCCGCCGTTAAAAATTCGGTTAAAACATAAATAATTAATAAGCCTATAAAGTAAAGAAGTAATTCTTAATTTTATGGATTTATCAAAAGCGAAGTCAATTTTGGAATTACCCCAAAATTATACCGAAGAAGAATTAAAAAAGAAATACCGAAGTTTGGCAATAAAATACCACCCCGATAAAAACAAAGAACCCGATGCAAATGAAAAATTTTCGCAATTAAACCAAGCATATGAGTTTCTTTCAAAACCACAGCCAGACCCAGTTAATTACCAAAAAGTTGATGACCTTTTTTCAACTATATTTAAAAATTTTACAGTAAATTTTCAAATGCCTCCTATCCCACAAAAACAACCAAAACGTTCACTCCAAAAAGACATTTTTATTAGTTTATCAGCTAAAGAATATCTTACAGGAACATCAAGAACTGTTAGTGTAAAAGAACGTTGTTCGTGCGAGCAAAACATTTGTAATTATTGTGGTGGTTCTGGATTTAATATACCTCCTCCTACAATTATTAATTTTATGCCGCTTGGTCCTTGTATGCACTGTGTTGGTGAAGGTTTTACACAATCATGTGAATCTTGTGAAAATGGATTTGTCGATAAAAATATAACAATCCATATTGCACCCAATATAAATTCATTTGAAATATTCAATCCTTTGGTCGGATTAATAAAATTAAGTATAGAAGAACCCTATTTTGTTAAAGACAACAAACTGTACTGCAATTACAATATTTCTTTAAAAGAATCATTAACGGGATTTCAAAAAATATTTAAAGACCCATATGGAGACGAACACGTTATCCTTGTAAACGGTATTGTAAAATCAAACGATGGCTACCAAATTACCGGTAACCTTAATTTAATTTTAGTTTTTAATGTAATTTACCCCAAAAAATTGAACCCACTCGTTATTGCCGAACTTAAAAAGTTAGACTTTTAAACCCGGCGAACTCCGCGCCGGCGACGACGACCAAACATTAGTTCGGCTGCTTCTGCTGCTGCTACATCTGCCGCTGAGGGTGCAACGTATTCACCATTAAAAAGGGATGGTCCTTCGTAGACCAGTCCTCCACGGGTTCCCTTCCGGCGACGGCATCCGCGCTTGGTGTAGCTGCAGTTGGGGTTTGACTTACATACCCGCTTCCGGAGCTTATTGCAAGAACTTCCTGGAACATTGTACCGGCGGCTTCGCTTCTTTTTTCCAAACATAAGGGATGGTCCCTCGTACATCAGTCCTTTACGGGTTCCCTTCCGGCGACGGCATCCGCGCTTGGTGTAGCTGCAGTTGGGGTTTGAACGGCACACCCGCTTCCGGAGCTTATTGCAAGGTGAGCCTGGGACGTTGTACCGGCGTCGTGGGCGGCGACGACCAAACTGAAGGGATGGTCCCTCATAGACAACTCCCTTAGTCGCAGTTCCCTTCCGCCGACGGCACCCGCGCTTGGTGTAGCTGCAGTTGGGGTTTGACATACACACCCGCTTCCGGAGTCCATTGCAACCAGAACCGGAGACATTATACCGGCGGCTTCGCTTCTTTTTTCCGAAAGAAACTGGGGTCTTGTAAGACTGGAACGGGACACCAACGGGCATGCAAGTTCCATCAGGCTGTCCCATACAGTCCCAATTGGGTGGAATCTGGGTGGGAACATCTTGACCGAAGAAATTGCGGTAAACTCCATAAACTGGAAGGTCACTGGAGCTGAGAACCATTCCCTCTGGGCGAGAAAGATTCATCTGCTCGTTTACAACGGTATTTGACTGTGAAAGAACGGATGGATACTGCTGAACTTTTTGGTCGAATCCATAGTTTGCTGGGTTATCAAACTGGAATCCTACAACTCCCCCATTACCAAACCGTGACCGACGAGTTGACCGGCGACGACGGCCAAATTTCAAACTATCTTTAAATGTCCCCTTTCCAATGAGAGGTGGTGAATACTTGGGAACTTTAGACCCATCACTACATATTCCATAAGTACTATTATTACCTTGAAATGTATTAAGCGAATATTTATCCGGGCAAGTAATTGGGTTCATTTTAAACATCGCATCTCCTAAACGAGTTTTTACTTGTTCTAACGACTCTCCAAACCGTGAACTTCTCCGGCGACGGCCGAAAGAACTTTTTCGGTGGACTTTGCGTCCCATTTTACGCATTTTCCGTGCAAGGAGTTTCTTAAGAGTACTTACCTTGCGGTAAACACGCTTACCTCCCTTTTTCATAGTTGTCTTGATGTGGTGTTTGCGGCACTTTTTAAGGAGTGCTGCAGGTGGCTTGCGTCCCTTTCCGGATTTTTTCCGATGAACGCGGCGTTTTTTACCAAATGAGAATAATGCCATTTATAATTATAAACTTTATTTTTTTTAAAAGAAATATTTTAATTAATTGAATTTACCAACGGAACGCCACAATAATTATCGGCTGTATTTAATTTATTTAATTGAATATATACAGGTACTTCTTTATTCATAATAGGGTCAGTGTAATTAAGCGTTTTAGCATGATTTAATAGAAATTCAAAATTCTTAATAAACTCATCTCCATGCCCCGTTTCATTTGACATAATGTGCGCCAATTCATGAATTCCTACATAAGTCATTAAATTCGTATTATCTAACGTTTTTGATGTATTTTCAGGTAAACAAAATGACATATACTGCTTATTTATTACATACGCGGCATCTGATTCCATTTTTCCTATTTCCTTAATAGTTACTCCTTTGTTCCAATTTTTAATTAAACGCTGAATACTTACATTTGAATTATAATTTGCATTTTTAAAACTATCAACTATCACATTTAATTTTAGATTCATTAATGCCAAAAGATCCGCTTTTTCTTGTTGTCCTGTTGCAGAACGAACTCTGTAAAGTTTATTGTCAAGATTACTTCTGGTATATTCTGTTCCATCGTAAAAGTATTTATAAAACATAACAACACCAATTATACTTACTAATACAATTAATGGTTTTTCTAAATAACGCATGTTTTTATAAAACATCGTGCTTTGTTTATTTTCTTCCAATAATTTAATTTGCTTAAAAATTCGTGCGATTAATAATAAAAAGGAACTTGCGTCGCGATTTGCTTTTAAACAAAGATGAGCTGGGAAGCGCGTATCAAAGACTTGACCTTTGACAAAGACCTTATTTTCCAGACACTTGATTGGTACTGTGATGATTTTGAAGACCCCGATACTGGTTACCCAGTTTATAAAATTTATGTATTTGGTGTAAGTGATACTGGAATTCCCGTAACAGTTTGTATTAATGATTTTCACCCGTTCTTTTTTATTGAAGTTCCTATAACTTGGAATTCAAGTTGTATTTGGAGTGTTAAAGAAGCACTCAATAATAGAAGTATAAAGTCAATTGAGTTCTTAGAACGTAAACGTTACTACGGATTTGAAAATAACAAGATTCGTAAATTTTTGAAACTTTCATTTTACAGTTCCAAGGGCATGCGTGGTGCAAAGTACCAACTTGAAAAGAAAAGTTATCAAATTGGTGGAAAGGAATTCTGTTTTCCAATGTATGAATCCAATATCGACCCCATTCTTCGGTTTACCCACCTTCGCGATATTCTTACATGTGGATGGGTAAAGATTAATCAAGGTGATTACCAACTCGATGAATCAGAAAGTTATTTTGAATGCAACTGGAAAAAGGTAAATCCATGGAACCAAAATGAATTTGCGAATAAAATTAGTGACGTAAGAATTCTTTATTTTGATATTGAAGCTTGCAGCGAAGACGGTTCATTTCCCAACGCTCTTAAGAAAAATGACCGAGTTACTCAAATTTGTGCTATTTTAAAAGATACCGTTTCTAAAAAGACAACGAAGTATCTTTTCAATTTGGGTACTTGTGATTCTGTAGAAGATACCATTGTCATGCAATATGCTTCTGAAAAAAAGATGTTATGTGCTTATAAAAACTTTATTAATGATACCGATCCGGATGTTATTGTTGGATACAATATATTCGGGTTTGACAATGGATTTTTATTTGAGCGTGCCAAAGTTTTGGAAATCGAAGACCTTTTTAATTATCAATCGAAGTTAATTTCCAAAAGAACGGAAATTGAAAAGAAAGTTCTTAACAATCAGCAATCTGGATTTAATGATTGGAAAATGACTAAAATTTATGGACGGACGCATATTGACCTTCTTCAAGTTATCAAAAAGGATTTCAAACTGGAAAGCTACAAACTCAATTATGTTGGTGAACACTTTGTGGGTGAAGGAAAAGACGACGTATCGCCCAAAGAAATCTTTGAAGCTTGGGACCGCACACTGGGTACTCGTGAAAAGCGAACTATTGTTGGAAAGTATTGCGTACAAGATACCAATTTGTGTTTATTATTATTTGAAAAGTTTGCAGTTCTTCCGAATCATGTCGAAATGGCTAAAGTTACCCGAGTTCCCTTAGAATATCTTATCACTCGGGGCCAATCCATAAAGGTGTTTAGCCAAATTGCATATGAAACTCGTAAAGCTGGGTATCTTATTCCCGTATTGCCAAAAGTTGAATCCGAAGGAAAATTCCAAGGTGCAACTGTGTTGGAAGCCCATATCGGCCACTACACTCGTCCTGTATGTGGGTTAGATTTTGCAAGTCTGTATCCTTCGATTATGATAGCTCACAATATGTGTTATTCCACAGTTGTATTGGACCAACGTTATATGAATATTTCTGGAGTTGAATACTCTACAATCAAGTGCAATGATGAGCTTTCGGTAAGTTTCGTACAGAACCAACCAGGAGTACTTTCAGGTATTCTTCAATCGTTATGGAAAAATCGCAAAGTAACCAAGAAGGAAATGAATGCAGCAACCGATCCATTTGTCAAAACGGTTCTCAATGCAAAACAATTAGCAATCAAAGTTTCCATGAACTCGATTTATGGATTTACAGGTGCAACGGTTGGTGCGCTTCCTTGTTTGGAAATATCTCAAAGTGTTACTGGTTGTGGTCGATTAATGATAGAACAAACGCAATATCATGCAAAGAATATGTTTCAATGTGAGATAGTGTACGGGGATAGTGTTACAGGTGATACTCCTGTTTTAATTCGCAAAAATGGAAAAATCGATATTATAGAAATTCAAAATTTATTTAACATTTTTAATAAGAAACCATTTCCACAATTTAAAGCTGGAGAAAAGGGTCTTTATGAAAAAGAACAAAGTGAACCTTCTACACAATTAGAAGTATGGACTGCATCTGGGTGGTCTCCATTAAAAAGAACGATTAGACATCGTTGTGAAAAACAGATGTATCGAGTAATGACAGATACTGGGTTAGTTGATGTTACTGAAGACCATTCTTTACTTGATGCTAATTTAGAACAAGTAAAACCATCCGATACTATTATTGGAACTGAACTTTTTCATACATACCCAGCTTTTTTTAATAATATAGAGCAGTATGGAACGGAATTAGATATATCATTTGACAGACCTTTGGGAACTACATCAAAAATTGAAGCAAGTTGGTATTATTTATTGGGTAGAAGAAGTGGATATGGTGTTTGTATTAGAAGTAATACTCTCGGTGAATATGTTATAAAATTCAATGTAAAAACTAATTGGAACAATTCTAAACATATAAAATCTATTATAAATTTAGGAACATGTAATGATTATGTTTATGACCTTGAAACTGCAGATGGAACATTCCAAGCAGGTATAGGACAAATGATAGTTAAAAACACGGATTCTTGTTATGTTATTTTTCCAGAGCCTGTAGATTCCGATGGAACTCTCACAACGCTTTTCAAGGTTGCCGAGAATGCAGCCAAAAAAATTTCAGAAACGTTCAAAAAACCAATTGAGCTGGAATTTGAAAAGTTTATGTATCCATTGATATTGGTTGCCAAGAAGCGATATATGTATCTTGAATGGACTGACCCCCAGAAACATAATGGAGAAATAGAAGCCAAAGGAGTTGAATTGGTTCGTCGTGATAATTGTCCCTACGTTAAAGAAACACTTGATGCAGTTTTAACACCGATAATGTTTGAAAACAATCTTGCAAAAGGTAAAGAACAAGCAGAAATCCACATAGACCGTTTGTTGAATGGAGAAGTTCCCATAAAAAAATTGATACTTTCCAAAACGTTGAAAAACGAATACAAGGGATTTCAAAAGAAGTACTCTCAGCGTTTACCCGATGGTCGTCCGGACACCAACGGGCCTTACATATGGATGCATACCAAAGAAATAAAAGAAAACAAAGTAAAAACGGGTGAATATGAAACAATCGAAGAAGTACCGTGTATGGCTCACGTAGCATTGGTAGAAAAGATGATATCTAGAGACCCGAACAGTGCACCAAAGCCAGGAGACCGTGTTCCGTTTGTGTATATTAATATAAAAAACCCAAATGCACTTTCATGGAAAAAGACAGAAGACCCGCAATATGTTATAGAAAATAATATACCTATAGATACTCTTTATTATTTGGACCATCAATTAAAAAACCCACTCAAAACAATTTTTGATATTCTTTTGGGTGAATTAAAGTGTAAAGAAATGATATATAATCGTAAATCTTATATTAAAGCAAAAAAAGAAGAAAAAGAACAAATAGAAATACAAAAAAGAATTGATGCAAAAATAAAAGGGGATGAGTATCGTATTAAAAATAATAATAAAGATATTCGTACATTCTTTTTTTAAAATAAATAAGCTAAGAATCATAATATAATTCAATAATAGTTATAAGTTTTTCTGGTGTATTTTCAATATGATATTTAATAGTTTGAACAAGTAGTTTTAATCTATCATTCCATTCAGTAATTTTACTTTTTTTAATTATATAAATATTATTTTTATTTACACTCCAACAACTTGTAATTTTTTTATCATCTTTTTTATAACCATCTGGGTTAAACCTAATAAAAATTATATTTCTAAAATTAACATCTTTTGATAATTCCATAATTCTTTTATTTTCACAAGTTGTATTATAAAAAGTATGTTGATTTTCATCAATTTCAATTATAATACAATGAGTTCCCAGATCTAAAAACACATCAGGTCTTTTTAAAGAACATCCATCATTTATTCTTTTATCTAAAGTAAATGAATATTCTGATATATTAGTGGTTATATAATTACTTATCACTTTTTCTTTTGTTTTATAATTTCTTGAAATTTCTTTTTCTGGGAACAAATGAATAAAACAAAATAAACAAAAGTGTTCGTATTTTTTTGTTGATCGTGTTTCACACCAACTTGATTTACATAAACAACTACCTCCACAAATTTTACAATATGTTTTAATTTTATTATGTATACAATAACCAGAACCATCGCATTCTTTACAATATCTTTTATTTATGTTATGTTTACATATAGCAGAACCTTTACAACCATTACAACTATCTTTTTTTTTATTATGAATACATATAGCAGAACCTTTACATTCCTTACAGCTATATTTTAATTTATTATGAATACATATAGCAGAACCTTTACAATCTTTACAACGATGTCTTAATTTATTATGTTCGCATATGCATGTACCATGGCATTCTTTACAAGATTTTTTTTCTCTGAAATGTATACATAATAAAGAACCGTCACAATCTTTACAATATTTTATTCTTTTACCATGTTCACATAAACATAAAGTTCCGCAATCAATACACTGCCATTTTTGTCTATTGTGCTCGCATAATCCAGAACCTCCACATTCTTTACAATATCTTTTTTGTTTATTATGAATACATTTATTTACCATTTTTATTTTTTAAATAAACTTATTCTTTAAGTATTTTTATCGGAGACCCCAAAGCGCTTTCATGGAAAAAGACGGAGGACCCGCAATATGTAATGGAAAACAATGTACCTATAGATAGTCTTTATTATTTGGACCATCAATTAAAAAATCCACTCAAAACAATTTTTGATATTCTTTTGGGTGAATTGAAGTGTGAAGAAATGTTTAATCGGCCATCGTTGATAAAGGCCAAACAGCGTGAAAAATTAGCAATCGGCGATGCAAAGCGTAAACAAGAAAAGAACAGAGATATCCGTTCATTTTTTACATTTTTCTAAAATAAAAATAAATTAAAACTAAGATAAGTACTATAATAATAGTTATCCATAGCCAACACATACAAGGTTTTTCTAATTTTTTATCAGAACCAAAATTTGAACGAGAAGCAGGAACATTATTAACCCAAGAATTTACAGCATTTATAGTATTTTGTAAATTAGTTATATTTCCTTCATTGTCTGTTGAATTTGATGCAATTATATTTATTAATGCTGGTGTACTTATATTTAATATTTGTTTATCTGTTTCTGTAATATTTTTTTGGGAGTTTATAATATTTGAACTAATAACTAGACTTTGTGATTCAAATGTAGTTTTTGGTAAAGTTTGGTTAGGTAGTTTACTTAGTATTTCTGAAACAACGGTATTGTATTTATTAAAAAAAGTTTGATTAAAAGTGGTATTAAGCGAGTCTACTAAACTCATTTAATTACACTTAATATTTTATTTTTCTTTAAATTCTCCGAATTGCGCGAATTGTCCGACCAAACTGCGCTATCTGTTGGGGAATGGTAAATTTTGGTGTACTCTTCTTATTAAAATAATAATACGCTGCTAGAACAATTAGGACAACAAGAATTATCATATACCAGTTCATTGAATCACCCATTGCGCCAAACTTTGAAACATTTGTAAACATAGAAATACTTTGATTTGCTATCCATGCGTTGTATTCAGGAAGTGCGTTGTTTACAATATCTTTGTTTATAACATTGTTATTAACAATAGAAATAGATGTTAATATTTGACCTATGGCGCCTGATAATGCAGCTTTTTCTTTTGTGTCCTTAGGTAAAGGAGAACCATTTATTGTATTATTTCTGGCAATAATGCTTGAAATATTCTTAAGATTTAAGTCTAAAAAACTAGGAACATTCTTTTTTTTTGTGTCTGGTGGTGGTGGAGTTTGTAAATTTGTTAAAAAGTAGTTTACTGCAGCTGGATAAGTTGTTAGTGCTGAAATATATAGTTTTTTTGCATCAACACCATTAGTACCAAGTGATTTGTCAATTAGTGTCCCTACACTTGAGCTTGCCATTTTTATAAAAGTAAAAAATATTTTAATTTAACTTTTTTTTTAAATTAGAATGTTTTTATGTTTAACCAATTTGTCTTTTAAATTTTTCATGGCCTTTGCCATAAAATCATTTTTAAAACGTTTTTGTTTTCGTTCACTAAACGAATACAAGGGATTTTTGGTAGTTCCCATTTTCCTTGATATTTACAAAAAGGTTACTGATGATTTGAAAATACAACAAACAACAAAATAAATGTTTAATTGCTAAAAGCATCGCAAGATGCGATGCATTAAAAGCAGCGTTGCTACTTTTAATTGCTGTATGCGAGACCTCCCATACCGGACATAATGCGGAGAACGTTGTAGTTAACTGCGAAGATGGTGATTGGGTTAATGTACTCTGTTGTGGTGCTGGTATTGCTGAACCACAGCTGAGCGGTGTCGATACGGGAGAAGTTGCATGTGCCGCTGGGCTGGTGCTCCTCGGGGCGGAGGGCAAAGCTGTAAACGGCAATGGAATCGGCAACACCTGTGGCACCGAAACCAGTGTGGTTGTCCCAGATCTGGTTGCGGGTGAAGTACTTAAGATTCCGGGGGGTGAACCGATCGGTACCGTTGAGGATAATCTTGTTAAGCATGTTGGAAACAGATCCAGACACGGTGGTGATGGCAGTGGGTGTGGCACCTCCGGATGTGATGTCGGTGGAGCTGTTGGAGCTGAGTGTGGAAGCTGGTGTTCCGACCCAGATGAGTTCCTTAACGGGGTGGTTGAAGTTGAGGCGGATGGTGGCGTTGGAGGTGTTTCCAGAGGGGGACTCCTGCTGGTACTGGAGCTGGTCGATGAGGTACTCGTGGGCGTTCTGGGCGAACTGGCGACGCTCGGTTGTGTCGAGGTAAACGTAGTCGGCATACACGGCGAACTGTGCGGACTGAAGGTTGGGGTTGGGGGTACCGCTGGCGAGGTAGATGTAGCTTGTGGCAAGCGCGAACTGGATGTTGAACTTGACTTCGTGGTACTGGAGGGCAATGAGGGGGATGGCAAGACCGGGGTTGCGGCAGAACCAGAAGCGCATGGGAATGTAAGCTTCTGTGGGTGCAAGAAGAGTGTTTGTTGCGCTGAAACCCTGGTGAGTGTAGGACATCCGCTGGTACTTGGTGGATGGAACACTGGTGGGGTTGTTGAGTCCTGGCTCAGCACCTCCAATGCCAAGTTCACCCTGCTCACCGCTGGGGTTGCACTCGGAGAGATCGCGCCACACGCTGAGCCAGAGACCGTACTGGCGGTCAATGAGCTGACCTCCGATTTCGAGTTCGAGGGTCTGGAAAAGAGCGTGGGAAAGATCGGAGGCAAGATCGGTAGAGCCAGTTGCGGCAACGAGAAGGCTGGGATTGTACTGGGCCCAGAGGTTCTTGAGAAGATCTCCGTTGCGGCTGATGGTGACGCTTACGCGGGAGCCGGGGTTAACGGCACCGTTGATGGTCTGCTGAATGGACTCAACGGCGAAGTTGGTGTGGCGCCGGTAAACGGACTTGAAGAAAGTAATCTGGGGCTGACCTGTAAGGTAGATGTCCTGGGCGCCGTAGGCAACGAGCTGCATAAGTCCTCCTCCCATTTTTAGTAGTTAGTGTGAGTAGTGTACTCTTAATAATTATTTTATTTTTCTGGGAAATTCCGAAAAAAAATAAAATAATTTTATTCAATTTTTTTAATTGAATTAATTTAATTCTTTACAATTTTTTAAAATGTCAGCTAATTCGGCCTCCATAAAAATTCCTTGGTAAGTATATTCTTTTTCTCTAAATCCATAACTACGGTAATATTCTTTTAATTTTGTAGGGTCCCTTGATAAATTTTCAATAAGTGCGTTCCTAAGAAAATTTAAACTTACATTTTTTATCATTATTTCTTTTGTTGGTTCGTTATTTAAATCTGAATTTTCAAAATTTATTGTTTCTTGGTAGTCATGGATTCTATTAAATTGAAAGATGTACTCGACAAGTTCTTCCGCGCTTAATAATTTTAATCGTTCTTCAAGTTCTGGGTCTTTTCGTAAACTCACAACATGGAGACACACTTTGTCAAAAGATAATTTATTGTGAATTAAAATAGAAATTGCCATACACAGCATAAATTTTCCCATTCCTTTAATTTTAACTTCAAAATAATCAAGATAAACATCACAATTTGCCAAGGCACTTGAAATTAAAATACGAAGATATCCATAAACAGAACCTGTACCAAGTTTATTGATTTTTTGTTGAAGTTCTTCACCAAATAAAGTATCGAGATACATTACCAATTTACCATTTAAATTTAAACTCGAAATGTAAAGATTTTTACCGTCAATTGTTTTTCCGGTGTGATACGTTTCCATAAACGTTTTATTTTAACTGTTATTTTAATTTGAAAATGATAGTCCTCCCATACCTCCCATAATGCGGAGAATATTGTAACATGGAGCATAAAGTGTATAACTTGGAAGTTCAGCATAATTTTCTTGGGGCGTACCGTCAATATTTCCGGGCGAAGAACTGGTGTTCCTTAGAAAAAATTCAAGTTGCGACGTATCTATTCGTGAAAAATTGCATGTACCCGATGGTTGATGTTCTTCCGGACGAAGTGCAAAAGAGTATACGTAAATATAATTTCCTGGAATACGCGTGTGGTGGTCGTAGCATTGTTGTAATCGGAAATATTCACCTGGTCGTTCCTTAAAACGTTCGGTTCCATTAATATTAAGTTTAAAATTATAAAGTGGTGCAAATTGTTTTGCCGTTCCATTGGGAATAATTTCATTTCCTACAGAAAAATCATTTTGTGGAGCATTTGTTCCATTCCTATTAAATACCCAAATTAATTCCTTTGTTGGATGATTTAAATTAAGTCGTATAAGATTTTCTCCCGTTATACTTTGAACGTTACCTGTTTGTGATTGTATCTGTTCTACAAGGTATTCATGTGGGTTTTGGGCGAACTTTCTACGTTCAACGGTGTCAAGATAATAATATGTATTAAACATCTGAAAAGAATTAAATGTTGGTGTTATTCCATTAAGTGTAACTTCCTGGTAGTTTCCTCCAGTGACAGCAACAACTAAATTTTCAAATTTTGCAAATGTTATCTTAAGACGTATTTCATGATACTGTAAAGCAATAAGAGGTATTGCCAAACCAGGATTACGACAGAACCAAAATTGCAAAGGTACAAATAGTCGTGAACCTGGTTCAGTTGAAACATCATATGGCTGCCACCCTGCTTGATTGTAATTTTTACCAACCATCTGTGAATATCCTGGTACCTGTGAAGCATTGAGACTTAATTCAGACCATATATCCAGCCATTGCCCGTATTGTTCGTCAATTTGTTGTGCTCCTATTTCAACTGATACGTAATTTACAAGATAATTTCCAACTCCCTGGATGTATCCAAAATAATCGTATCCAGTTATTGGTAAAGTTGCTCCATTAACTGGATTTATATATAACTTTGGGTCAGGTAGACTTACTTGTAGTACAATATTTCCTAGAAGGTCTCCATTTCTTGCAACAACGACTGTTATATTTCCACCAAAATTGATATTTCCGTCAATAAGTTGTATTATGGATTCCATTGCAAAATTAGTAGTGCGTTGGTACACAGCTTTAAAAAATGTAATTTGTGGATTCGTAGTAAGATAAACATCTTGAGACCCATAAGCAGCAAGTTGTACTAAACCACCTCCCATGACGTTTTACTATTACTATTATTAATTTTTTAAGTTAAATAACTTCTTTTTTAACACTTTTGAATATTTCAAATGTACTGTTTTCTTTACATTTTCGAATAGACCACCCTTTTTCAATTAAACTAAATACAAATAATGCTCTCAAAATAATAATGCAACTTATTTTATCCATAAACACTTTAATTTTAAAAAGTTTATTAATTTAATTATTTAAACAAATTAAAAAAAATAACTGTTAAAACAAAGAATATTTATATGTCCGCGTTGGAATTAAAAATAGGCATAGTTCTTAATTATAAAAAAGCTGAAATGAAAAAGGATGAACTTTACTGCGTTAAAGAACATCCATGGCTAAAAATAGCAAATGAAAAGTCGTATAACTCCCTTACTATTACGAAAAAGAATAAACGATGCGTTCCGGCTGACGTTGCAATTGGCGTTTTTCTAGAAAATCTTCCCAAAAATGAAGAAATCAAAATAACCGTTGATTATATTACCCCCGATGAGATTTCCCTTGAACGATTTCGTAAAAATGACATCGTTTTTGTAATTATTTATGACCTTCTTGAATGTTTTCATCTCAGTAAAGGTAAACAATTTGAAACATATAAACATGCATTAAAAAATGCAGATAACGTGTATCCTCCATATGTTTACCAAAAATTTATAAATAATAAATGTGCGTATTACAAGTACCTTGCTGAAAAGAAAATACCTGTTGCCCCAACTCACTGTATTAGTAAAAAGAAATGGCTAAAACGTGATTCAGATGCTTATGTTGATAAACTTATTAATAAAATAAAGTCCAATAAATGGACTGCTGTTATTGCAAAGCCTGTTTACGGTCAGGAATCCAAAGATTTTGCCAAATTTGTTACCAAACCAAAGGAAGAATGCGAAGACAATTGCGATTCTGGTGGATGTGGAGATGCAATTGATTGCCAAAAAGGTCGTATCAAAAAGTATCTCTCCAAGAATATTCCAAAATACAAATCCATTGTTATCCAAGAATATATACCGGGATTTGATAAATCCAATCCGGAATTTCGTACATATTTTATAGATGGTATTTATGCTTACACTGTGGTAACAACTGACAGAATAGTTGATACACCAGTACAAGAAGGGGGTAATTTTAAAGTTCCATCGGACCAATGGAATTACATTATGCGTTTTTCTAAAAAAGTCATGGAAACGCTTCCAAAATTTAATTTACCCGGAAACCTCAAAAGCCCAATTCTAACACGAATCGATATTGGTTCTGGTTTAGAAGGAGTTCCGTATACATTTTTTGTAAATGAAGTAGAATTTGTACCAAGTTTATACATCGAAGACCAAGATTTTCCAGTTGTTGAGGAAATTGCCAAGAGTCTTCTACATGTTGCTATGGAATATCGTTTTGCTAAATCTTTACCTATCAAAGTGAAATTTTAAAAGCAAAAAGCGCAAGCGGTGTTGCGTCGGAATGGCAACGCCATTCCTTTTAAAAAAATTGAGGAGTTTCCCTTTTAAGCATTAAACCCATAGCCGCATAATTGTGAAGGTCCAAAAGAGTATCTTCCAGAGCTTCATCGTTGACAAGCTGAATACCTGATTTAGTAATACTCAAACAGCGTTGAATTTTATCTTCAATACGCATGAGTACACCTACCAAACCGTACTTTGCAAAGGCATCTCCATAATCTGCATTTTTTCTTTCAAAAAGCTCAAGAGCATTCTTTTGAATATCCTTGAGTTGTTCGACACGATTTGCCATTTTTACTTAAAGTAAGCAATTTTCTTTAAATTAATTAAAGGTAAAGTCTACTAAATTTTGTTTTTTGAGTTCTGCAATAATGGCATGTTTTTAATTTTTCAGTTTTTGATTTACAATCATCGCAAAGCGTATGTCCGCATGGATCAACAAACCATTCAATTTGTTTTTCCATACAAATAGTACACATTGTTAAACTAACACTTGAAAGTCCAATGAGTGTTTTTTTAAGAAATTCGAATTCTGTTTTAATTTTGTATTCACAATCAATCAGGTGGTCTATTTCAAGGTCTTCGTAATAGGTATTAACACGATTAAGAAGTATTGTTTTTAATTGAATGTCTTCTGGGCGAAGTTCAGCAAGTTGTAAATTTTCAATTGAAGTTATTGAATTTGTAATGTGTTCGCAAAACGAAGCGTATTGGCGACGACGTTCCTGTATCATAATGCTGTATTCTATTTTTTTGACATAAAGTTGAGATATTTGTTCTTTTACTTTTTGAATTGTGCTTTGAACTTCTTGGGTTTTGTATTTTTCTTGAAAGGAAACTTTATCGGATTCGGTAATCTCCATGTCATCCGATTCATTCATTATAAATATTTTTTCACGTATATTTTCAAAAACATCGGCAAACATACTTTTTTGAGGAGGTGGAGGTGCTGAACTTACTTCCTCACCACGTTCTGTGATAAGTTCTTCAAAATTACGATTGAGTCTGTTGTCATTTAATGAAAATAAACTTTGTTGATTTAATGGCTCATACGGCCGAATAGGCCAACTATGTCTACCATTAAGACTCATTTAAATTTAACTTAGTTGGATTCTTTAAATTAAATTCTCTAAGGTCTTGATAACAATACGGGCATTTTACGGAAGTTTTAAACCATTTATAACAACACCCATTACATATTTCTTGATTGCAACAGTTCACTTTTTTAAAGTTGAGATGTGTTTCGCTACAAATATAGCAAGTATCTTCTTTTATGATGTCTTCGAGTTCATTAACATTTTCAAAAGAAACGTTGATAGGTTCCCAAAATGAATCTGGAATACCTAAAAATGGATTTACGAGGTAATCGTACATTTCCAGTTCAAATGCATCGCGTTCGAGTTGTAATGTATGGAAATTAATTTGAAATGTTACTTGCTCGAATGAAAGTCTTCTTGATTCGGGAATACTATTATTCATTTATAGATTAATTTATTAATTTATTTATCTTTTCTTTAAATTTTAATGTAAAATTCTTAGTTTTTGAATCCTTTCCATCGAATTCACTAAAATGTTTATAAATAAATTCCATTTTTTCCATACCATTTCCATTCAAAGACCCAATTATATTTTTAATAAAAAGCTCTTGTGTTGGTGATAATATCTTAGTTTTAATTAAAGATTGGTTTACAAACTTTTTTAGAATAAATATATCATATATATCGAGTGAATTTGATTCTGAAATCTTTTTAAATGTTTTTTTGTTATTTAAGAATATATTGAATCGGTTATTTAAACAACTTGACCTTACGTTTTTATTCGGACGGTCATCTTTTGAATGATACCGTGGAATACACATTGCATTTAAACAATGTGCGTCTGGTATAAATGATTTTGTTGATTCGTACGTATCTGAAAAAATAGTTTCTCCAAAACTTATAGCTTCCGATGAATTTGCAACTGCATGGATATCTTGATTGTAATCGAGATAGTTTTCATAGACAAGATTACTTAATAAAAATCCATCGGTATCGTATACTTTAAATATTTCATCTAAGCTTAGTTCAGAATTGTCAAATAACAAATTTATAAAATCAAAAATATTAACGTCGACATCTATATAAAAATTTTCAATAAAAGAAATAATATTATTTGTTCCAGTATTTTTTAAGAATTCCAGGGTATGGAGAATAAGCCGTTTGTCGCTTTTACATTTCTTAAGAATTTCATTTAATATTTCTGGAGAATTTTTTGAAATTTTTGTTATCCATGGTTTTAAAATATAATTTGGAATTTCATTTATATAATAAACTTCATGGGTTTTTTTAAGGTCACTTAATTTTGTACCCTTAGAATCACCACTTATAATAAGTATAGGAGGAAGAACTATGCCACCTTTTACATCATAAACTGTACTTAATTCTTTTAAATCACCACTCGATAAATTGTTAATATCTGTTATACTTAATAAATCATTTGGACCATTTTGATATTCATCAATAAGTATTAATTTTTTACCATTTCCTTTTTTAATAAAAAAACTGGTGGAAGAATAAACTGAAAACGTAATTATGTCTCGTAAAAGCTCTTTTTTTGTTTTTATTGTTTCAGTTGTTTTAACTGTATAAAGTTGAATTGAATTTTCCTTACAATAAAATTCAACTAAACTTGTTTTACCACAACCAACTGGTCCTATGATTAATAATAATTTATCACTTTTGTTAAGATACCAATCATTAAGGACATACGCGCAATTTTCCAAACCAACAAGGTCCTTTACACAATTTGCAAATGGTCCTTCTGGTTTTGTTTCAGTTACTTCAAAATCGGGGGATTCGTTAAATTTGAATGGATTTAAATTGAGTTCTTGTTTTTTAGATGTTTTGCTTTCAACTACGTTGTCTGTTTTACCATCGGGTTTAAATATTAATTTAACCATTTCTTCGCGCTTTTTAAGATATTTTAATTTATTCGTTTATATTAACTTTAATGGAAACGAAATTAATTAATAAAGATAAACTATGGAATCGTGTTAAAAATTATATTTATCTTATTGTTATTTTGGTTAGCTTATTAATTGTCTTAATAATTTCTAGTATAATTTTAAATTGGTTTATTTACAAACAAATTAAATTTCACCAGATTTACACATCAACATAGGAATTGCAATTAATAAAGCAAAAACGACAATGTGTATGTAAAACCCTTTATTTTTAAATGAAATACCTGTTCCATAATCTTTATTGCCACCAAAGATAGTATGCGTTATACTGTATGTAGAGTCAAGTGAAACTAAAATAAATACCAAAAGTGTGTAAACAGTCGAAAAAAATATAAGTTTATAACTCTGAGACATTTAAAAGTTTCTTATTAAGAAACATTATTTTAATTTCAAAGAAATTTAATAATAAGCCATCAGTAGAGCGATAAGTACAGCAAACACAACTATGTGAAGAAGGAAACCAGAATTGCTTAAAGCCATTCCTGTTCCATAAGCGACTTGGCTAGAAGCACCAAGTAGTTTACCGAAGATAGAGTATGTTACCCCATATGTTAAATCAAGTGAGACAAGAACAAATACGAGAACAATAAGAGAGAGTTTTGTAAAATCGAGCATTTTTATACATTTCCTTAATATTTTTATTTTAAAAGAAATTCATTTATTTTATAAAATTTACGACGTTTGTAATATTGACCTTTGAATAAACTAAATGAATCGACTATATCAAAAACAATAGGCTCGTTATTGTTCTTTTGACGTAAAATACGACCAACTGCCTGCTCGACATCCGATTTAGGTGTTGCCAAAATAAGTGTATCTAATTCTGGAACATCAAACCCTTCACCCGATGCTTGGTACGTACCCAAAATAACTGAACTATTTACCGATTCTTCGCGGTTTTTTGTTTTCATACCTCCTAGATAAACACCCGAACTAATATTTTCATTTTGTAGCTGTAAATGGAAATACTCACAATGGTCTCGGCGGTCCGAAAGTACCAAGATTTTACGATTAAACTTTAATTGTTCTTTAATTAAATTAATAATTAATAAATTACGATTGTCTTGTTTGGTAAGGTCAGTAATCATCTGTGGACTATTGACCTTTCCCAAAACATTAAATTTTTCTGTGTACCCCGAAGAATCATTCATTACAAATTTTATACTTGGTTTGTTTGTTTCGCGCTTAATTGTTATAATTTGTGGTCCCAAGAACCAATAAATAACCTTAGAAAGTCCATCTTTTCGCTCTGGTGTGGCAGACAATCCGATCATGTACTTTGTTTGGACCTTGTAAAAGATGCTCGAAAATGTTTTAGAACTGATGTGATGGCACTCGTCAATCACGGTCTGACCGTAACTTTTGAAAAAATCTTTCGGGTAATCACGGCTAATAATTGTTTGAATCATTCCAATTGAAATATCCACATTTTCAGTTTCACATTTAGTTTGACGAATGATACCGATACGAGCACCAGGTAGATACTGTTCTATACGAGCTTTCCACTGTTCCAATAAAAATTCAGCATGGACTATAATCAATGTTTTTACTTTCATTAAACTTACAAGTTTCAATGCAACAACTGTTTTACCCAAACCAGTATCCAATGAAATAAGCCCACCTCCGTATTCGGTATAAGCTTTTAAAGTTGCATCTATTGTTTGTTGTTGAATATCGCGGAGTGTTCCATTGAATTCGAGGTTTATGGATTCGGGTTCGGGGATAGTTACTTTTTTGGGTTTTTTGTAATTTTCAGTTCCATAAAAACGTGGAAGATAAATTTTATTTTTGGAAATACGATAAACCGGGTAAGCTGTGTTTTCACCAAAACTAAAATTTGGATTTTCCAAAGGTTTTACTGTAAGTTCAGAACGAATATTTTCTACAAAGTGAGCTGGAATGGTTTTTAAAGTAATACTATACCCCAAAGGGCCGATTTCGGTCTCCATGGTTCTGTTTATAAATTGTTTAATTGTTTAAATTAATTTATTTTTAAATAGAAATGTATGGCAGAGCGTGTTTATGAGTCTTTTAGTGAATTGATGGATATTATCGTAAAGAATTATAGAATTTCAAGACATCTCTTGGCAATTGGGGATATTGTTAAAACAATGAAGTCAATTTACAAAGACCCGGAAATCTTTGAATACGTCTTTGAACGATTTTATTCAAATGCTCGGAATCCATTTACAACGGCATACCACGAATTTATGAATTTTAAAAATTCGGGGTATCACATTGAAGATATTTTTTATTTTTTGGCTGAAAATATTTTAACAAGAATGCTTAAAGAATACAAATATAATGAATTTACAGTATTTTAAAATGATGCTTCGCATTTTTAATACACTTTTTCTTGGAATAATTAGTTTACAATTAGTAGTACTTAATGAAAAATTACCTGATATAGATAACAATATACACGATATTAAATTTAATTTAAGATACATCACTGAGCTCATTGAAGTTAAAAATTCTAAAGATAATTAAAATATTTTTAATTATTATACAAATGGATTTTGAATATTTAAAAAAAACATTTATATTTTTTCCTTTTTTGATTTTATTTTATTTTTCAATGATTCAGTCTTTAAAAGTAGCAAAACTTGAAAAGTACAACTTTATTGTAAATATACTTTTCCTTATTCAAATAACAACTCATATATTTTTTGTAATTAATAATAGTTATGATGTATGTAACCCAAATAAAAACGATTTATGTAATTCTTTTGCTGAATTAATTGGTTTGGTTTATCTTGTTCTTATTATAATGTGTTTTAAAAATAAATCCAATATGTTTACTTATATATCTTTGGTTGTTGTTTTTTATATTATACTTTCTCATTTTGTTACAATTTATCCAGCAGAAGGTGCATTTTTATATAATAAACTAAAGTTACCAATTTTTCACATGAATTCATACATAATTCCAATTTCAGATACATTCCATGAAAACAAATTGAAAAAAGAACTTCATAGTCTCATAGAACCAGGTGACGCAGTTATAGATGCAGGTGCGTATGTTGGAGATACTTCATTAATATTAGCAAAAGAATTTCCCAGTAGTTTTGTTTATGCTGTTGAGCCAAGTAAATACAATTACGGTTATATAAATAAAATTAAAAAAGACAATAAATTAGATAATCTGACGGTATTTAATATTTTACTGAGCGACTCAGAACAAAATTACACGGGTGTTGATATAAATAAACCAAACGCAACATATACCGCTTCAAGTTCTGGTGATGGATTAAAAAGTTATACTCTTGATTCATTGGTAGCAAATGGAAGTATACCTCATAAAATTAAAGTATTGCATTATGATGTTGAAGGTATGGAGCTACCTGTTCTAAAAGGTTCAGAAAATACAATTAAAAAATACAAACCGTACATAGTAATAGAAATGTTATACAAAGAAAATCCAGAAATAATGGGTTATCTTGCAAGTCTTGGTTATTCTTATAAAATAGTTGATGAAAGTTGCTGTTTTGGAGATTTTAATGATTCTAAAAAATGTAGAAATTATATATTTTATTCTAGAAATCCAACAGGTAATTAAAATTTTCAATTTGTTCGTAACGGTCTAAAACTTCTTCCTCTAAAAGGTCAACAGCCGAAATATTTAAATTAAAAACATTCTTTTGACCCAAAAATGTATCTACGTAAACATAGCCAAAATCAGATATACCAATTAAACCAATCCCATTAAGTAAACATTTCTTTTTTAAATCTTTTAAATTTTCATACCCAATATAAAGTTCACCACTATCATCCTTACGTTTAATGTGCTTTCCATGAAGGTCAGGATAATGTCCGTTAACTTGTTTGTACTTATTTAGAAATTGCATACATTTTATAGATGGTTCGTGTGTTAAAAAAGAATAAATAAATTGCTTTTCATTAAACATGCTTGAATACATTTTATCGCGGTGTTCGGGAGAACACCAAATACTTCTTTCACCAGTTGTCGATGGTCTTTTTTTAATAACTTTTACAATATTCGGACGAGAGATTTTTGTATAAGTCATTATATTTTTAGGAAGGTTAATCATAAAATTTAACTTTGTTGAACGTAAAAGCCAATCTGCGACGTTTAACTTTGTTAAACTTAAAAGCCAATCTGCGACGTTTAACTTTGTTAAACTTAAAAGCCAATCTGCGATTGGCGACGAAGGAAAGTCCTGCTTTCCTTCTTTAACGCACGATTTCTTAAATAAATTTACAGAGAATTTAGGTATTTTATATCACCCGATACCTTCGAAACGGGACTGTTCCGGCTTTTCCCAAATGCTGGAAGGTTTACATTTTCAATAAGTCGCTGAATTGGTGTTCTGCACAGCGGGCATGATGGTTCGGGTTCATCTCGGGATATTATATTTTCAGTTATCCATCCTCTGATACACGTACAGTGAAAAACGTGTCCGCAAGGAACAATCATACAAACGGGTGGACGTTCATTCAGGGCAGTGAGACAAATAGCGCAATCATCAGTACCCTTTACATTTTTTAATTTTTCTTGTGCATCAAATTGGCGTCCAAGATTTGCAACTGGAAGATAATTATCGTAATCGAGTCGCCGTCTCCGAGCTGGACGAGCTGGTGCAGGCGGTGCTTGTGATGGAGGCTGAATCATATCGCGTCCAGGAGGTGAACCGTTCATTTTAAAAGTTACAATTATTTTAAATTTAAAAATATTTCTTTAATTTAAATGGAAAGTTCGCAAGCAGAAAGTTCGCAAGAACTGTATTCAAAAAATGGAATGCAAACGCGGGTATGGGGACCTGCCGGATGGGTTTTTCTCCATTGCATAGCTCAGAACTATCCACAAGAACCAACACAGGAACAAAAAGAACAATATCTTACATTTTTTACATCTATAGGAAATGTGCTGCCATGCAGGTACTGCCGAGAAAGTTACCAGGACTTTATTCGTCAACCCGGGACTATGTTAAATTATTCAGTTATGAAAGACCGTAAAACGTTTAGCAAGTGGTTATTTGACATTCACAACAAAATAAATAAAAAACTTGGAATTAATAATTGCGTTACGTTTAAAGAAGTTACTGAAAAATACGAATCGTTCCGTAGTAAATGCACTAAATCAAAACAAACGGAACCCATAAAGGGTTGTACGAATCCTCCAAAAGAAGGTTCATTGCGTAAAAAGTGTGAATTGGTTTTTTACGATGTCGACGAAAATGGAAACAAACTGGCAAAAGTTTCTTTTGGCTCCAAAAAGGAGCGAATAAAATTAATTTCCATAAAAAAGTCAAATAAATCGGATAAAAAACTTATGGCAACATTTGAAACCAACGGACGCCAAAAAGTAATACACTTCGGAGCCAGAGGTATGTCGGATTATATCAAACACCATGACCGTGAACGTCGTCAAAGGTATATCACTCGTCACAAAAAGGACCTCGGGACGGGTAACCCAGCACGCGCTGGTTATCTTAGCATGTTTGTATTATGGAATAAACCAAGTCTTCGGGCTAGTATAGCCGATTACCGTCGGAGACTGGGTATTTATAACAGCACAGGAAAATTCCCAACAAAAATTTAAAAGCGGAGCCGTTAGTCATAAAAATCTTCACCACCAGATTCATAAGTATCATATTCTTCTGGTTCGCCATCGACAACTTCTGGTTCTTCAACAACTTCGGTTTCTGATTCCGATACAGAATCTAAATCATCTGTACCAGAATACACGGATTCATGGTCCGATTCATAATCAGAATCTTTTTCGGATTCATCATCGTCAGAAACCAAAATAAATTTAGAAGTAATTGGTTTACTAATAACGGTTGGCACTGTACGTTTTACTGGTTTGGCTTTTGGTACAACCTTGGTATTTTTAGGTATATTTAAAAACGTTAAAATATCAAAGAAATCACCAATTGGTTCTTTGGGAGGTTCTGGTTCTGGTAAATTACTAAGGTCAACTATTTTTTTAGAAAAAATACGGTCGCGATAGTCTTCCAATGATTCATAATGTGAAATACGAAGGTGTCCGGGGCTTGGAAAATAATATTCTTTACGGGGTTCTCTACGAAGACTGTTTTTAACGAGAATATTAATTTCATCCAATGTCGCAGTGTGCCTTGATACAAAAACAAACCGAAACAAAAGACGAAGTTTTTGTTCCAATAAAACATTTTTATCTTGAATTACATTTGCTTTACGAATCAGTGTATTTTTAACTTCTTCAAAAACAGGACGCGGTCCGAAATATTTACAATAAAAATCACATGGTTGTTTTTTAGAAGAAATCCATGTTTTTGTTTTTATGTCGTATTCTTCTTTCATAAGAGGACATTTAGCTACATACACATTTTTAGAAACATCTGTGTATCGAAAAGGGTTTTTTCCACAATTACATTCATCAATTTGAAAAAAATCCTTTTTTGTTAAAATCGTTGGTTCTGCGTTTTCCTTCATCTTTTTTATAATTTATGTTTAATTTTTTAAGTAAATTATTTTTTGTAAAATTAAATAAATGCAAAGTTTAAATGAGAAAAAACAATTTTGGAGAGGCTATTGGTACTATTACTAGTTTCATTTATTTAATTATACTTATAGCTATTATATCATTTATGATATATAACGCGAAAAATGAAGTATTAATATTTCAATTTGACCCAACTTCACTTAATTTACCTTTAAAATAATTTCTTTGTTAATTATATAGAATGTTACAAAATAATTCAACTACCAGAGAATATCTTATTATAGCACTTCTTATTTTGATTTTATTGTTAATCGTTTTTTATTTGATAACTTCGGAACACAAAGAGTATGATTACGACAATGATTACAATTACAAATACAACAAGCGACACTCAAGCTCTTTACGGAAAAAATTTGTAAATGAACGTAGTCCTTCTTCCTCAAATGAAGATAGCAGTTATTTTAAATACTAACATTTTTTAAACCTAAATTTGTCAAAATCATGAATTTCTGTATTAAATTTATTACATTCAATAATTTTTTCCATTTTTTGTTTATAATAAAAAACTGTCATTAATAGTGCGTCTGATATATCGTGTTTACGATTATTCGTTGTAAATTTAGAAAAGTTTGAAAGAAATGCTTCGGCTATTTTTTCTGATTCTTCTTTTCGTTCGCTGTAAACACTAGGTAATCCAAAATATTTATGGATACTTCCTGGGTTTATCAACAAAACCTTTTCACGAAATTGTTTAAATAAAAGGTCCTGTACCCCAGTTATGCCAACTGGTGGTTGACGTTCAATTATAAGAACATCACATTCTTCGAAATAAGGTGTTTCCTGAATAAAATGGTCCAGATAATCGGGAATACATCTGTCATGGTGTAATTTACAATCACAGTAACTCACGCGTTTGTGACGAATATTTGTAATATCAATACGATTACAATCTAAAACACGAATGCATTTTTTAATAGTTTCCTTATTTAATAGATAACTATTATTCAAACGATGTGCTTTATATTTACTTCCTGACTCAGGTAATTCCAGTTTGACTTCTGAGTAAGTGTACCCTAAATTTATTATTCCGACGTCTATAGCTAGAACTTTTAAAGTTTCCATAAAACATATTTCGTGTTATTTAAAAATATTGTTGGTCTTTAAATAAGTTTCATGGAACAAATAAACCAGAAAGCAAACAACGTTTACATTTATTATTACAACCTTGCATTGAAAGAATTTGATGAAACCACTGCAAAACGTCTCGCCCAAATTCCAGCCGATTATGTTTACCAATCGTTGGTTCAGACTTACCCAAACTGTTTTGTAAACGAAGAGTGCTGTTTGGAATACTGTCTTGACCGTTCTGAACTTGAATTTGCAAGAATTGACCCTCAAATTAAACGGTATGCTTATAACAAATCAAAACGAGTACAAAGTAATGTATCTGATATTGAAATAAATAACTATCTTGTTAAACAACGAAATGAATTCAAAAAGAAGTATTTTAAAACTGAAAATGAAAGAAACAAGTTTGAACGGTTGTTTAAAAACTTATCGGTTAATCCACAAAATGACATTTCAAGAATTTTTAAAAACATTAACATGTAAAAGACAAACTTGTTGTTTGTTTGGTTATTTCCCATAAAACAATTGATGCTGCAACAGCAACATTCAAACTACGCATAACGGAACATTGTGGAATACTTACTATACGTGTTTCGGGTAAAATTGTCTTAACCGATTTTATAAAATCCGTTGGTATACCTAATGATTCGTTTCCAAGTATTACCAAAGGGTTTTCTACAAGTTTCCATGGAACTTCGGAAATATTTGTTCCATTTTGTTCTAAAAAAATAGGCGTACGTCCATTACAACATTTTACAAATTCATCGACATTGTAATTAAACATTTCGATATATTCAACTGGATTCGTTCCTTTTTTACAATTAATTGTTACTTTTAAGGGTTTTTCAACAAATGTAACAGGTATATAATTTTCAGCACCAACGGTAAAGCGTTTATCGTAGTGCTTACGTCCACAAATAATAACTTGTTTGCATCCCATTAAGCAAGCCGTACGTATACACATTGCTATATTTCCACTCGTTCGAATATTAAACAAAAGAATTTCACAGTTCATGGAAAGTGCATTTTGAAGTTTTTTAAGTTGTTCGGGTTCAAGGTGTTGATATTCACTACGAACGTTTAAAAGACGTTCCATTTTTAATTAAATTAAAATAAAAGAGTTTATTAAGATAACTCCGTTACCTTTAAATGCATTGTAAAAAAGGAAAAAGTAAACCCATAAATACTAAATTATACAATAGTTTAAAAAATAAAATTAAAAAGCGCTCAAAAGTTTGGCCCAGTGCATATGCATCCGGACAATTGGTGAGAGAATATAAATCAAAAGGTGGAACCTATAAATGCGCTGGTAAGAACGCATTTTCTTTTTACCGATGTTCTTTTGGTTCACTTGACCGTTGGTTTAAAGAAAAATGGGTGGATGTATGCAAACCAAAGAAAAACGGAAAATACCAAACGTGTGGACGTTCAAAAAGTAACCGAAAGAAGTATCCATACTGCAGGCCTCTAAAACGAATTAATTCTCAAACACCCAAAACGGTTGGAGAAATATCACGTTCAAAATTAAAACAGATGTGTAAATCGAAAAGAAAAAATCCATATCGTCGAGTTTTTATTAATTCTTTTGGTGAAAAAACAAATATTGGTGAAAATTATAACATGGAAAGGGTTTGTGGATTTGGAAATAAAATAACCGAAGGTTCTTGCGGATTTGGTCGTCGTCGCCGTAAAGGACGATTTGGAGATAATCTTGGAGCAACAAATTCAAACCTCGTTAACTTTTATAAACCAGGAACAGAAAACAGTTCAAATTTAACACCGAGTATTAAAACTTGTCTAGGTGATGTTCTTTACGACCAACCTGGATTTTCACTTCAACGATTTGGCAAAAAGAATAATTCATTAAATTCGGTTAACGCGGATATAAAATATTTGTCTAAATAAAATGACTACCGCAATAGCAGTTTTTACAGGTCCAATTTCAGGAAATGTTAAATTTGTTGAATATCCCGATACAGTAGACATTTACATCGATTTGAAGGGTCTTAAGAAAAACGGATTACATGGATTTCACGTCCATGAATACGGAGACCTTTCAGATGGGTGTACGAGCGCATGCGCGCATTTTAATCCTTACAATAAAACACACGGATGTCCCGGAATGATTGAACGTCATGTCGGAGACCTTGGAAATATACGAACTGATATTTTTGGAAATGCAAAATATGTTACGTATGATAATGTTATACGTCTTAGTGGAAAATGCAATATAGTAGGAAGAATGCTTATAATACACCAAGACCAAGATGATTGCGGCCAAGGTGAAGGTAAAAATCGTACAGAAAGTTTAAAAACAGGAAATGCCGGTAAACGAATTGCTTGTGCCGTTATTGGATACTCTAAGAATTAACTATTTGAAAGAACAACATTACCTGAATTATCATTTCTGATGTATATAGTAATAGTTGCACCAGAACCATTAGTTCCAAGATCACCTGTAATACAACTTGAGATATCTATAGCATTAGTTTGTCTAATGCTTGCATTTTCATAAGTATTTGGTCCTGTACTGTTATTTACATAATAGTTAAGTTTTATCAAAGTTCCGTTAAATGGTCGTGTGTTAGCAGAAGTTGTAGTACCGGAATAATATGGGAGTGTAGAAGTACCAGCACCAATTGAAAATATTCGGAAATCGTTGTATTCATCTGAAAAGTATGTTGGTAATACAGGTTCTGTAAGAGATATATTTGTATAATTAATAAATCCTATATTCCAAGGATAATTTGTTATTGTTGAAGAGGGGATTTTTGGTGATTGGAGTATTTGAGAAAACTGTAAATCACCTGTATATACTTTAGTCCAAAGTCCACCAAGATTTGACAAATATTCTGATACATAAATTTGATTTGATTTGTATTCCAGAGCAGCAAATAAACCATTTTGTAATTGAGTAATCTGAGAAAATTGGATATCTCCATTACCAGTATCAGCTGGACCTGATAAAGGGGTACCATTTGGTCGGGTCCATGTTGTATAGTCATTTACTAAAGACCTTGATATTATAATCTGGTTTGAAGATTTATTTATAGCTGCAAATGTACCATTTTGTAATTGTAGAATATTATTAAATTGTATGTTTCCATTATGTTTATCATTAGTTGCAACTAATAAATTAGTAATAACATTGAGTAATTGAGGAACAACATCAGCTCTTACCCACCGATTGTTATACAGAACTGAATTTCCTTCAATCATTTTTGCTAACATAATTTGGTATGATTTAAATGATATAGCAGCAAATGAACCATCTTGTAATTGTAATATTTGTTGAAATTTGATTTCAGGTGTACTAATTCCAGACCAAAGTGAAGCTAGATTTGTAATTGAATATTCAGTATAAAGAACATGAGTATTTGAATTTATAAACAACCATCGTCCATTTTGTAATTGCGTAATCTGGGAAAACGGTCTTTCATTTACAATAAGCGAGTCTGTTGGTGAAACAGATGTATTATCGTATTTCTTCCACGATCCCGATGAATTTGTTAATGTATTTGAACCAATAATTTGTCCCGATGATTTGTTTATACCAAGAAAAGTAAACGGTACAGTTACTGGTTTAGTTGTGAATTTTGGGGCAAACGAAACATTTAAATAAGTTGGTACTATATTAGCTAGTGATACTAATATAGGCGGTATAGGTGCTAGAGGTGTCCCTTCAACAAGAGAAGTACTGTTCCTTGCATTTTCAGCTGCTCCACGAGCTAGGTTTTCACCCGGTGTTTCAGTTACACTTGCACCCTGAATTACACCAGGGGTCCGTTCAACAAGAGAAGTACCGTTCATTGCCTTTTCAGCGGCTCCACGAGCTACGTTTTCACCCGGTGTTTCAGTTATACTTGCACCCTGTGTTACACCAGGTGTCCCTTCAACAAGAGAAGTACTGTTCCTTGCATTTTCAGCTGCTCCCCGAGCTACGTTTTCACCAGGTGTTTCAGTTACACTTGCACCCTGAATTACACCAGGGGTCCGTTCAACAAGAGAAGTACCGTTCATTGCCTTTTCAGCTGCTCCACGAGCTACGTTTTCACCCGGTGTTTCAGTTACAGTTACATCTTTAGTGGGAAAAGAAGTTGAATCATTAGAAAGAAAAATATTACCTGAACTATCATTTCTAACGTATATAATAATAGTTCCAAAACTAGCAAGAAAACCAGGAGGATTCATACAATATGATATATCTATAGTATTAGTTTGTCTAAGATTTGCATTTTCATAAGTATTTGTTCCTGTACTGTTATTTACATAATAGTTAAGTTTTACCGAAGTTCCGGGAAACGTGTTTAATGAAGCTTCACTTCTAACCTTACCAGTTATGTTTGGGGTTGTAGAAGTTCCAGCTCCAGCTGGAAATATTTGCAAATTGTTGTATTCATCTGAAAAGTATGTTGGTAATACAGAATTTGTAGAAGTTATATTTGTATAATTATAAACTATTATATACCAAGGATAATTTACTATCGCTGAAGAGGGGATTTTTGGTGATTGGAGTATCTGGGAAAACTGTAAATCACCTGTATTTACCTTAGTCCACGTTAAACTATTATTTGTCAATACGTTTGTTATATAAACTTGATTTGATTTATATTCCAGAGCAGCAAATAAACCATTTTGTAATTGAGTAATCTGAGAAAATTGGATATCTCCATTACCAGTATCAGCTGGACCTGATAAAGAGGTACCATCTGCTCTGAACCATGTTCTGTAATAGTTTACTAAAGTACTTGATATTATAATCTGGTTTGAAGATTTATTTATAGCTGCAAATATACCATTTTGTAATTGTAGAATATTATTAAATTGTATATCTCCATCAGGTTTATCATTAAGTGCGTTTAATTTAATATTATCAACATTTAATAACCCAGGTGCTCTATCAGACCTTATCCACCGATTGTTATACATAACTGAATTTCCATCCATCATTTTTGCTAATATAATTTGGTATGAATTAAATGATATAGCAGCAAATGAACCATCTTGTAATTGTAATATTTGTTGAAATTTGATATCAGGTGTAGTAATTCCAGACCAAGGTACACTTACATTTGAATTTGTCATTGTACTTGCAGAGTAAAGAGTATGAGTATTTGAATTTATATACACCCATCGTCCATTTTGTAGTTGTGTAAATTGGGAATATGGTATTTCAGTCTGACCAATCGTGTCTGTTGGTGAAACGGCTGTGTTATCATATTTCTTCCACGAACTCGATGAATTTGTTAGTGTATTTGAACCAATAATTTGTCCCGATGATTTATTTATACCGAGAAAAGTAAATGGTACAGTTACTGACGCATATGGGAATATTGGATTAATAACTGGTTTATAATAAGTTGGTATTATACTAGCTAATGATGCTAGTAAAGAAGAACCTGAATAATTTTCTAGCAGTGAATAATTTTGTAGCATTGGGGAAATTAATGATAAATTTAAAGAAACCTCGTTCTTTACCTTTTCAGCTGCTCCACGAGCTACGTTTTCACCCGGTGTTTCAGTTATACTTGCACCCTGCGTTACACCAGGTGTCCCTTCAACAAGAGAAGTACTGTTCCTTGCATTTTCAGCTGCTCCCCGAGCTACGTTTTCACCCGGTGTTTCAGTTATACTTGCACCCTGTGTTACACCAGGGGTCCCTTCAACAAGAGAAGTACTGTTCCTTGCCTTTTCAGCGGCTCCACGAGCTACATTTTCACCCGGTGTTTCAGTTATACTTGCACCCTGCGTTACACCAGGGGTCCCTTCAACAAGAGAAGCATCGTTCCTTGCCTTTTCAGCGGCTCCACGAGCTACGTTTTCACCCGGTGTTTCAGTTACACTTGCACCCTGAATTACACCAGGGGTCCCTTCAACAAGAGAAGTACTGTTCCTTGCATTTTCAGCTGCTCCACGAGCTACGTTTTCACCCGGTGTTTCAGTTACATTTGGACCCTGTGTTACACCAGGGGTCCCTTCAACAAGAGAAGTACTGTTCCTTGCATTTTCAGCTGCTCCACGAGCTACGTTTTCACCCGGTGTTTCAGTTATACTTGCACCCTGCGTTACACCAGGCAGCCGTTCAACAAGAGAAGTACCGTTCATTGCATTTTCAGCTGCTCCACGAGCTACGTTTTCACCCGGTGTTTCAGTTATACTTGCACCCTGTGTTAAATCAGGGGTCCCTTCAACAAGAGAAGTACTGTTCCTTGCATTTTCAGCGGCTCCACGAGCTACGTTTTCACCCGGTGTTTCAGTTACATTTGGACCCTGAATTACACCAGGTATCCATTCAACAAGAGAAGTACCGTTCATTGCCTTTTCAGCTGCTCCACGAGCTACGTTTTCACCCGGTGTTTCAGTTACACTTGGACCCTGAATTACACCAGGTATCCGTTCAACAAGAGAAGTACCGTTCATTGCCTTTTCAGCTGCTCCACGAGCTACGTTTTCACCAGGTGTTTCAGTTACATTTGCATCCTGAATTAGATCAGGTACCCGTTGAACAAGAGAAGCGTCGTTCATTGCATTTTCAGCTGCTTTACGAGCTAGATTTTCACCCGGTGTTTCAGTTACATCTGAAGTACCGGTTATATTAGGTAGGCTATTTGAAGAACTTGAAGAACTTGAACTATTTGAAGAACCACCTGAAAATGTTAATGGTGTAACAGGTGAAATAGGTTGATTTGATAACGCAGATGAATCTTGAAGTGTAAGTGGATTTGAAGATATTTGTGATGGTACTATTAAATTAAATAAGCTTGATGAGCTTGATGAGCTCGGTGAACCAGATGAATTTAATAATTTAATTGAATTATTGCTAATAGTTAAACTACCAGCATTATTATTTGTTAATGTAATTCCGTTGTTTAAATTTGAAAGTGAAATATCTCCATATGTATTTGTATTTGTAGTTAAATTAACACCATTTGGCAAAGGGCTAATCTTATAATTAGCTAAATTAGAAACATCAAAACTGAGTTCATAAGTGTGTGTAGTTGAAACAAATGGACTAATATTATTATAATAGATTATTATAGTAATTATAATAATACAAATACATAAAATATAAATTTTTTTATTTGACAAAAACTTAAAAATAGGATTTGTCATTTATTAGAACAAAATATATTATAATTTAAATTAAAATATTTGCAATTATAAATGTATAAAATTAATTTTACCAATCTAAGCCGAAATAAAAAAATATTTTTATCCTTTTTAATAACAATCACAGTTGGTTATTTTATCTTAAAACTATTTAGTTCTCCAAGTTTGCCAAGTTCTTCAAGTTCTTCAAGTTCTACACTTGTAGATTTATTAAAAATGGTTATTTCTTCCAGTTCTTCCAGTTCTTCAAGTTCTTCCAGTTCTTCAAGTTCTTCACTTGTAGATTTATTAAAAGCTGTTATTTCTTCAAGTTCTTCTAGTAAACTTCCAAGTTCTTCAAGTTCTTCTAGTTCTTCTAGTTCTTCAAAATCTTCAAGTTCTTCAAAATCTTCTAGTTCTTCTAGTAATCTTACAAGTTCTTCTAGTTCTTCTAGTAATCTAAGTTCTTCAAGCAATCTTCCAAGTTCTTCAAGTTCTTCAAGCAATCTAAGTTCTTCAAGTTCCTATAGTTCTTCAAGTTCTTAAATTATTAAATTCTTAAATTAAAATATTTTAACTTATAAATATTTAAAATAAATATTAACAATCAGAGAAGATAACAAAATAATTTTGATATCTTCTCTGATAACACTTATAGTTTGATATTTTCTTTTAAGAAAACCAACACCTTCAGTAAAACCAAGTGTAGTAGTTTCTTCAACTGATAACTATGGTACAACTGATAAAAAACCACTCATTTCTGAAAAACAGGAAATGCCGGTAAACAAATTGCTTGTGCTGTTATTGGATACTCTAAGAATTAACTATTTGAAAGAACAACATTACCTGAATTATCATTTCTGACGTATATATTAATAGTTGCACCAGAACCATTAGAAACAAGATCACCTGTAATACAATTTGAGATATCTATACCATTAGTTTGTCTAAAGTTTACATTTTGATAAGTTGTTCCTGTATTGTTATTTACATAATAGTTAAGTTTTATCAAAGTTCCTGGAAAAGGTCGTCCTGAAAAATGGGCTCTTAGTGTGACATTGGTGGTTGGTGTTGTAGAATTACCAGACCCCACTGGAAATGGTTGCATAGTGTTATATTCATCTGATAAATACGTTGGTAATACAGAACTTGTAGCAGTTATATTTGTATAATTGTAAACTTTTATATACCAAGGATAATTTACTATCTTTGAAGAAGGAACATTTGGTGATTGAAGTATTTGAGAAAACTGTAAATCACCTGTATTTATCTTAGTCCACGTTGAACTGTTATTTGATAACACACTTGATATATAAACCTGGTTTGAAACCAATTCCAAAGCAGCAAATAAACCATTTTGTAATTGAGTAATCTGAGAAAATTTGATATTTCCATTACCAGTATCAGCTGGACCCGATAAAGCTGTACCATCTGCTCGGACCCATGTCGTATAATTGTTTATTAAAGTCCTTGATGTTATAATCTGGTTTGAAGATTTATTTATAGCTGCAAATGTACCATTTTGTAATTGTAGAATATTATTAAATTGTATGTTTCCATCAGGTGTATCATTAGTTGCAACTAATAAACTTGAATAGACATTTAATAAACCAGGTGCTGTATCAGCTCTTATCCACGCGTTATTATACATAACTAGCTTTTGGTCCCACACCATTTTTGTTAATATAATTTGGTATGAATTAAACGATATAGCAGCAAATGAACCATCTTGTAATTGTAATATTTGTTGAAATTTGATATTAGGTGTAGTAATTCCCCACCAAGGCCCGGATATATTTGTCATTGTACTTGCAGAATAAAGAATATGAGTATTTGAATTTATGTATAACCATTCTCCATTTTGTAGTTGAGTAAATTGGGAATATGGTACTTCAGTCGCACCAATAATATCTGTTGGTGAAACGGCTGTGTTATCGTATTTCTTCCACAAATCCTGTGAATTTGTTAATGTATTTGAACCAATAATTTGTCCCGACGATTTATTTATACCAAGAAAAGTAAATGGTATAGTTAATGCCTTTCTTGTGAATATTGGTACTATGTAAACTATTGGGGATATTATACTTGGAGAACTTGGAAGGATTAACGAACTTGAAGAACTTGAAGAACTTGAAGAACTTGAAGAACTTGAAGAACTTGAAGAACTTGAAGAACTTGAAGAAATTGAAGAAATAAACACTTTTAATAAATCTACAGGTGACGAACTTAAAGAACTTGGATAAATTAAAGAACTTGGTGTTGGTAAAGAAGTTGAATCATACCAGAGAAAAACATTACCTGAACTATCTTGTCTGACATACACAGTAATATTTCCGGTTGAATCTGGAATACATTTGGATGTATCCAAAATATTAGATTGTTTAAAATTTGGATTATTATAATTTCCTGTTCCTACATTATTATTTACATAATAGTTAAGTTTTATTAAAGTTCCAACAAATGGATTTGTAACTTTTTCGGTTCCTACGGTTCCTGTTGCAGGAACACCTGCTTTAGAAATCAAAAATGTACTGTTATATTGGTCTGAAAAGTAACTTGGTAATAAACGACTGTTACTAATAATATTTGTATAATTAATATATGTAAAATAAGCTGGGAAATTTTGTATTTTAGGAGGAGGATTTATAGGTGCTTGAAATATCTGAGAAAAACCTAAATTACCTGTATTTACAATAGTCCACATTGAACGGCTATTTGTCAATACATTTGATATATAAATCTGGTTTGAACCATCTTCCAGAGCAGCAAATGTACCATTTTCTAATTGAGTAATTTGCGTGAATTGTATATCCCCGTTACCTTTATCGCTTGGACCTGATAAAGCGGTACCATCTGCTCGGACCCATGTTGTATAGTCATTTATTAAAGTATTTGATAATATAATCTGATTTGAAGATGCATTTATAGCTGCAAATATACTATTTTGTAATTGTAGAATATTATTAAATTGTATGTTTCCATTATGTTTATCATTAAGTGTGCTTAATGAATTAGTACTAATATTGAGTAATTGAGGAGCCACATCAGCTCTTACCCACATAGCATATTTATTACAATTGTTTGTTAATATTTTTGTTAAATAAATTTGACCCGATTCGTATCCTATAACAGCAAATGTACCATCTTGTAATTGTAATATTTGTTGTAAGGACATTTCAGATTTTGCTGGATTTTCTAAAATTGTAAGTGAACTAGTTGTATTTGTTAATGTATTAGATATACAAATAGTTCCATATAAATCTACATCTACATATGTACCGTTTTGTAATTGTATAAATTGCCAAAAGCCTGTTTGCAAGTTTGTTGCTACATCTGTTGGTGAAACTGCTGAATTATCGAATTTCTTCCATGATGCAGATGCATTAGATAATACACGTGAACCAATAATTTGTCCCGAAGACCAATTCAATCCAAGGAAAACAAATGGTATAACAGCTGGTATAATAGTATAAGTTGGTGTTACTACCGAAGAACTTGAAGAACTTGAAGAACTTGAAGAACTTGAAGAACTTGAAGAACTTAAAAATGCTGGAAACATTGAAGAGCTTGAAGAGCTTGAAGAGCTTGGAAGAATTAACGAACTTGAAGAACTTGAAGAGCTAGAAGAACTTAAAAATGCTGGAAACATTGATGAGCTTGAAGAACTTGAAGAGCTTGAAGAGCTTGAAGAGCTTGGAAGAATTAACGAACTTGAAGAACTTGAAGAGCTTGGAAGGATTAACGAACTTGAAGAACTTGAAGAGCTTGGAAGGATTAACGAACTTGAAGAACTTGAAGAGCTTGGAAGGATTAACGAACTTGAAGAACTTGGAAGGATTAACGAACTTGAAGAACTTGAAGAGCTTGGAAGGATTAACGAACTTGAAGAACTTGGTAGTATTAATGGGCTTGAAGAACTTGGTAGTATTAATGGGCTTGAAGAGCTTGAGTAAATTGTTGTACCTGATGTTCCTGAACCACCTGAAAATGTTAAAGGTGTAACAGGTGAAATAGGTTCATTTGATAATGCAGGTGAATCTAGAAGTGTAGGTGGGTTTGAAGATACAAGTGACGGGGTTATTAAATTAGGTTGAGAGCTCGAAGAGCTTGAAGACCCTGGAAGATTACTTGAAGAACTTGAATAGACATTTGGTATTAAAGAGCTTGAAGACCCTAGAAGATTACTTGAAGAACTTGAATAGACATTTGGTATTAAAGAGCTTGAAGACCCTGGAAGATTACTTGAAGAACTTGAATAGACATTTGGTATTAAAGAGCTTGAAGACCCTGGAAGATTACTTGAAGAACTTGAAGAGCCTAGAAGTATTGTTGAACTTGAAGATCCTGGAAGTTTACTTGAAGAACTTGATGAACCTAGTATACCGGGTGAGCCGGATGAGCTAGATGTTTTAGATGAACTAGATGAGCTAGAAGTTTTAGATGAACTAGATGAGCTAGAAGTTTTAGATGAACTAGATGAACCAAACAATCCAGTTGATATTTTTGAAAAATTAATTGAATTATTGCTAATACTTAAACTACCAGCATTATTATTTGTTAATGTAATTCCATTGTTTAAATTTGAAAGTGAAATATCTCCATATGCATCGGTGTTCGTAGTTAAATTAACACCATCTGGTAAAGAAGGTATGTTATATTCTGCTGCATTAGAAACATCAAAACTGAGTTCATAAGTGTGTGTAGTTGAATTAAATGGACTAATGTTATTATAATAGATTATTGTAATTATAATAATACAAATACATAAAATATAAATTTTTTTGTTTGACAAAAACTTAAAAATAGGATTTGTCATTTATTGAACTAAACATTTTAATTTAAATTAAAATATTTTGGTTTATAAATGTTTAAAATAAATATTAACAATCTGAGTAAAAATAACAAAATAATTTTAATATCTTCTCTGATAACACTTATAGTTGGATATTTTCTTTTAAGAAAACCAACACCTTCAGTAAAACCAAGTGTAGTAGTTTCTTCAACTGATAACTCTGGTACAACTGATAAAAAACCTTTCGTTCCAAACAACGTTTCAAATAAAGTTCCAAACAAAATATCAAATGATGTTCCAAATAAAGTTCCAAATGATATTTTAAGTAATGTTTTAAATAACATTTTGAGTGCTTCTTCAAGCAAAATAAATTATTTAAATAACCCGGATTACACAAAGATATCACTTAAAAATGGTTTAGCTATCGTAAATGTAAATTATGACATACCTTTTGATATGAGTATAGAAACTACTACAGATACCGGAGAAGTAAAAACAAATGTTATTTCTATTAAGCCTGGATTTAAATCAACTATTAATAGCGATGGAACGATAAATACAGTTTCAACAATTTAACTTTAAAATTAAAATAAATACATTAATTACAAATGGTCCGCAAAAATTCATTTGGTTCGTTTTCCATGAATTCCAAATTATTTTGGGTAATATTTGTAGTTTTTGTGATTGCGGCTGTTTACCTTTACAAGAAATCACAAAGCCCTTTTGGCTCAGCACCTGGTAGCCCTCTTTATTCAACTCAACCAAATGCTTTTGCGTTAAGCTTTGATAAAACAGTAAATGGTAAAGAATTTATTATAGAAAAAAGTTCTAATTATACATTAACAATTGATAAAGAGGGTAATAGAACAATTCCTTCGATATCTTTATCCAATAACTCAACCCCTGTTTATACTGTTATAGTTGACAAAAATACTTTGAATTATTTTAACCCAAATAATGTTTTTGAGTCTTCTCCTTTAACCCCACTTAGTGTAAATACAATATACGTGCAATATAAAAACAATGTAAGCTTATATGTACGTATTGCAACTGTTGGTTCTATCGAGAACTTTAAAAATTCTACCGTATCTATTAGACCAGGAGTGAGTGCTTTTATAGGTTCAGATGGAAAAGTAACAGAACAAACAGATGCTAAATCTCCCAGTCCACAAACGCCACAAATAAGTGATTCCACAAAGCAATCAGAATTTTTTCCACTTTTTTTCAAGAACACTATAGCGGTTTACAGCTTACAAGCTAATAATAACTATAGATTAACAACTGACCCAGAGGGTAAGAATGAAGTTCCTTTAGCTACTGGAAATTTTACGAATGGAGCGTATGCTATTTTTCAAATGGATAAACAAATATATTCAGGTAAAGTTCAGCAAAATCCTACAAACCCAATAGATTTTAACAACAAGATTGCGGCTACCGTACCTTGTTTATACATACAGTATATTAAACCATTTGATTTAACAATTGGTGTTTATCCTAAAATAGTGACAGGAGGTGTTACTCTTATAGATTATAGTAATAATAGCGGACAAGGTAAAAAAGTTACAATTCTTTCTAAAAATTTTATAAAAAATAATGCAGCAACGCTTGATTCTAGTACACTAAAAGTAGATACTTATACAAATATTAAGAAAACTCTAGTATAATAAGTTAATTAACTTTAAAATATAATATCTTTAAATTTTAAAAATGTTAAATTTATTAGATTTTAAACAAACGGACCTCGGCATACTAAAAAAATTATCTAAAAAAGTTGTAAAAAATTATTCAAAAATGAAAAAAATCGAACTTTTTGAAAATTTTAATAAATTTTTAGCTGTTAAAATGATACAGCGTTGTTACCGTCTCCATTTTTATAAAAATGCTACCGACCACATAACACTCGAACCTGTAAAATTTCCGTGTTTTATTTACCGAACGAAGTCCGGAAAACACTTTTTTTACGAATATTCTTCAATCATAAAAAACATAATGAAAACGGGTGATTGTAGGGACCCAATGACTCGTGAAGTTTATTCCGATGAAGACCTTATACGGCTTGATACAGGTGCAAAACTTTATTTTCCCGAAATAAAGTACCGCAGTACCTACAAAATAAAAAAGAATCTGAGTTATGCTCGTAGAATACGTAATCGTGAAAATGAGATACTTTCTTTTCAGCTACGTATGGACGAACTCAAGGAAATAATAAATTACATCGTTAGTTCGGAAATGTATCTTTGGAATTTGGGAAATGAGCCTCTATTGATAGAAAATATTGAATACGCATCGATAAATAGTTTTATACAAACAACGGTCCATGAATTAAAAATGGTTCTTACAAATTTACGTGTGTATGATTTGCATGCTGCTGACATATTTAAACGTGACCTTTTAAATGGTTTAACCGTTCAGTTTTTAATCGAACTTATTTCTGAAATTTAAAATTTTACAAATTTTATTTTACTTAAAGAAATAAAAACTTAAAGAAATAAAAACGAAATGGAGACTTTGCTTTGCGAATCGTGTAAATCACCAACGTTTTTGTGTAAATGCAATAATACTTGGAAATTGTTTAATGAAACAATAACAACAAATTGTGGTGGTGGGACTGTACGTATAGATGATTCAGGTGTGTCATTTACGCCTTTACGTATATCTACAATGACAATTTGTTTTAACTTTAACCAATTTATTAATTTGCAAATATTGAAGGATAATTCTCCTGATTTTTTATCTGTAAATTATAAACCTGGTTCTAAAAAGTCTAAAGAAAAAAAGAAAAAGGGGTCAGATGAAATGTTTAATAGTCTTGGTATAAAAATTTGTTTTGTTGACCGTTCTGTTGAACCGATGATATTTTCCAATGTGAATATATTTATATTTTTTAATGGAAAAGTAACTGTTTCTGGAGTTAAAACAATTAATACAATTAATATTATGATTCAGGAACTTATTGAAATAATAACATCGGTTGAAGGAGTTGTAGAAAATCCCGAAAATCTTATTGGTGAAAATGTAAAAATCCAAATGATTTGTAGTGATTTTAAAATAAAACCTTTGAAAGAAGATCCGGATGGGTGGTGCATTAAACAGGAGCTTCTTCAAAATGTTCTTGTTAATAAATTTAATATGAGTGCTACATTTAGCAGTTTGAGTCGATATCCGGGTATAAATTTGAAATTTCCATCGGTCATAGAAAAAGATAAACAAATTAGTTTACTTATATTTAGGTCCGGAAGTATTATCATTACAGGTGCAAAACACGCACAGGACCTCTCTGAAGGATATAAATTTATCACCGATACCATAATAAAAACCGGTATGGCTTTATTTTATCATGACATAAATGAAGAAATAAAGCAAAAAAAGAAGAAAAAATAAAGAATTTTTTACCTTTAAACAAGGGTTTTTACCTTTAAATTAACATTTATTCAAAAATTAATTTATTGGTAACAGTTAAATGATTTATTTGATTTTATTTGTAACAATTTTAGGAGTACTTTTATTTAAACTGTTTGATATTCTAAATAAACAGTTTAGAGTAACTCCAGTTTCAACTTCAAGTTTGAGTTCTTCAAATGACCCGGGATACATTAATCCTATTTTACCACGAAAAACAGACGTTACTGAAATATACAAAGATATCAGTATAGAACCATATGGGTGTTTTTCTTCAGTCGATGAAAAGTTTTTTTTAAAAGAAATAAACAAGTATTCAAATAAAAATGTTTTTGATTCTGGTATAATTATATCCGAAAGCCGGCGTTCCGATGACATGAAAGAACTTATACAACAAGTCATAAATAACGGTTTCGACCAATATGGATACAGCATGCTTCACAAATACAATAATGACCCCGATGGATATTCTAAAAATATGAATATCAAAGAAATAGGAGTACTTGGTAAACTTGCTGGATACAATTATATCAGTGTTTTTAAAATAGACGAACATACACGTGGAAAGATTTATTTAACATACTCACCACCCATGGATGATGAAAATAAAAAGCACGTTGCTGTTTCTGATGTACCTGGTTTTACACTCACACCCAAATTAAATAATTATACAAACGAAGAAGAAAAAGCACCTGGAAAAGAAATGGCTTGTGGATATCCATGCCTTCCATATGACAAACCAATGACGTTTGATGATAATGGTGTTACAAGACAGTATATGTGTGGCTCAGTTGCATATCCTGATATAAAATCTCCCACACGTTTTGCAGTTTATCGTATTGTTGAAAAAATCTAAACAATCATTTTCGAATCAAAACTGTATTGCCTGAAAAGATGCGCCCATATGCGCTCTGCAAAATGACCGTTTTCAATGTTATCTCCAACACTCAGACTTTCAACCAAATTAGTGTAGACTTCCTTTTTGATATGAAGAATATTTTCTTTTGATACAATAAACATACCTCGGATCGCGAGATAGTGCATTGGGCGCTCATCGATAAGTGCCTTTTTCCATTCTTGGAAATTTTTGTATTGTGATTTAATAAATTGATTGTCGTTTCTGTTGCAAATACCTTCTGCCTGGTAATTGTCGATATTGTAATTATAATCAGTCGATACTTTGCGAAAACGTGGTGAATAGAACCCAGAATATTTTGTTTTTATATTATTCATTTTAATAGTTTTCATTATAGTACTTAAATAAGCACCTTTCCGGTGACACATTAGAATACTTCCGGGTAAATTGATAAGTGTTTCTGGGAGATTGTCCCAATGTTTTGTAATGTAATAAGCCAGTGTATGGTCGATACGCCCAACATTTGGAAGTACATCAAATTGAATTTTTTTTAACATTTCTTCATTTGGAAAGAAATATTTAAAATAATTGTTATTGGGTCCTTTATTGTAAATGTAAATATAATCAACTTTGTCGATAATGTATTCTATCCAGTCGATATATTCATTGTACCGAGTAATTATGGCAACAACGTTTTTCGTTAAAGATTCCATTTTATTAAGTTTATTAAAATTAAAGTACCAATCTTTAAATGAAATTTAATTTTTTCTCAAAAGAACAACCAACATTATTAATTTACGGTCATCGGGGATGGATTGGTTCCATGTATCTCAATTATCTTTCTTTACACCATCCAAAACTCAAAATTATCAAAGGAATTGCCAGAATTGACATTCGCCACGAAGTTATCTATGAAATTAACGAATACCGCCCAACCCATATATTTTCTCTAACTGGTCGTACACATGGAACAATTGAAGATAAACTTATTAATACCATCGATTACCTTGAATATCCAGGAAAATTAGTTGAAAACGTCCAAGACAATCTTTATGGACCTCTCAATTTGGCAATTATATGTAAAGAAAAGGATATTCATTATACATATCTTGGAACAGGGTGTATATTTAATTCAACTGGTCTTAACAGCGAAGCTCCACAGAAATTTACAGAAGAATCTTATCCAAATTATTTTGGTTCTGGATACAGCGTTGTGAAAGGATTTACGGATCGCATTATGGGAGATTTCCCAGTTCTCAATCTTCGTATTCGAATGCCGATTAGCAGTACGCCCAACGACCGCAATTTTATAAATAAAATCACGAAATACCAATTTATTTGCAGTATTCCTAACAGTATGACCGTTCTTGATGATTTTTTTCCAATTTTTACTGACCTGCTTTTAAAGAAAAAGACGGGGACCTACAATTGTACCAATCCAGGAATTATTTCACACAATCAAATTCTTGAAATGTATAAACAAATTATAGACCCTAGCTTTACATGGAAAAACATGACTCTTGAAGAACAATCAAAGATTCTTAAGAGCGACCGTAGTAATAATTATCTTGATACTTCAAAAATTAAGAAAGAATATCCTAATTTAAAAGGTATACATGACTCCATGATTATTGTTTTGAATAAAATGAAATTAATTTAATTTCTTACATTTGGATAATTCGACATAAACCACTTAACGGTTTCTTCAATTCCATCTTTTAAACTGGTGAATTCAAAATTAATAAGTCGTTTTAATTTTGAATTGTCTGTTGTTTTACGGTACTGTCCGTCTGAAAAATTTGTATTAAAAACCATTTCATTTCCAAAATGGGAATTTATCATTTGAGCCATTTCGCTGATTGTGTATTCTTCACTTGGTGAAAGTATAAGCAAATCAATATTATTTTTATCTATAAGAAGAAGTAAAATTCTTGCAAGATCCATGTTGTAAATAAAATGCCGAGATGGTTTTCCAGAACCTTTTACTTCAAAAGGTAAATTAGATTCTTTTGCAAGGTAGCATTTATGGATAAGAGAAGGAATAACGTGTCCGTTTTCAAGACTAAAATTATCATGTGGTCCATAAATATTTGTTGGAATGATACAAAAATAATTTCTTTTAAATTGTTCCCTGTATAGTCTACAATGAACTTCCATCATTCGTTTTGCATACGCATACCCTTCATTTGATTCATGAGGTGGCCCATCGTGTAACATATTTTCATTAATAGGGGGAATTAGATCATCTGGAAAAACACATGTACTTAGACATGCTATAAGTGTATTTACATTTGTTTGATGTGCCGCTTTAACAACATTTGTATTTATTAATAAGTTATCTTCAAGCATTTGTACTTTTTCGTTCATATTTTTAAAGAGTCCACCAACATGTGCGGCCAAATGAATTACCACATCTGGTTTTAAATAGTTAAAAACAGTAAGTGTTTGTTCGTAATTCAAAAGATTGCACCAACTTGATTCCATAAATATATAATATGCTTCGTATTCTGATTTTATTTGTTTTATTGCATTTCCAACAAGACCATTTCCACCGGTTACGAGTATTGTTTTCATTTAATTCGTAAAAGAAACTTATTTATTTTATTTAGATATTTTACGAAATGAAGATAGCGTTAATAACTGGAATAACAGGCCAAGACGGTTCTTACCTTGCCGAGCTTTTATTGGAAAAAGAGTATACTGTTTATGGAATTGTACGGAGAAGTTCAAGTATTAATACTCACCGTATAGACCATATATACAATTTTTTAAATTTACGGTATGGAGACCTTTCAGATAGTTCAAGTATAATAAAAATCCTTAATGAAATTAAATCAAAAAATCCAAGTGTTATAGAAATTTATAATCTTGGAGCAATGAGCCATGTCAAAGTATCATTTGATGTTCCTGAATACACGGGTGACGTTGATGGATTAGGTGTTCTTAGAATTCTTGATTCTGTTATTTCACTTGGATTAAAGGACCTAGTTAGGTTTTACCAAGCTTCAAGTTCCGAACTTTATGGAAAAGTTCAGGAAATTCCCCAAACAGAAAAAACCCCATTTTATCCACGGTCTCCCTATGGAGTTGCCAAGCTTTACGCTTTTTGGATAACTAAAAATTACCGTGAAAGTTACAATATATTCGCATGCAATGGAATACTTTTCAATCACGAATCACCTCGCCGTGGTGAAACCTTTGTCACTAAAAAAATAACAAAGGCTGTGAATAATATAATTAAAGGAAATCAAGAGTTCCTCGTTCTTGGGAATCTTGACGCCCAACGTGATTGGGGTCACGCAAAAGATTATGTTCGTGGGATGTGGTTAATGCTTCAACATGATTTTCCTGAGGACTTTGTTCTTTCAACAAATGAAGTTCACAGTGTTCGTGAATTTGTTGAAAAGGCGTTTAAATTAAAAGGAATTGTAATTCGTTGGGAAGGCTGTGGTATTAATGAAGTTGGTATTGATTCAATAAGTGGAAGGATACTTGTAAAAGTAAGCGAACGTTATTTTCGACCAGCCGAGGTGGATTTTCTTCTTGGTGATTCATCCAAGGCGAACTATGAACTTGGATGGAAACCAGAAATATTGTTTGATGAACTTGTTGAAGAAATGGTTTTAGAAGAACACTAAAACCCGAACCAAACATAGTTTGGTTCTTTTTTGGTTTTAAGCGAAGCTTGAAACGTTTTGGTTTTAAGTGAATCTTAAAACGTTTTGGTAATTTAAACGTTTTGGTAATTTAAACGTTTTGGTAATTTAAACGTTTAACTATTAAATGTTACATTACAGTCTGGTAAATTTCCTACTGTTTCATCATCGTTAAGTGTACCCAATTCTAATCTATTTTGGTCGAAATACGTTTTTGGGGTAATACAAACAGGATAATTATATTTTTTTATAAAATAAACTATATTATTATCAAAATTATCATTCATTGGATACATATCATTTATAAATTGTTTTAAATATTTTACTTTATAACAAATTGCGTGAGTACAAAAAAGTGTTTTGTCTGGAATATCCATAAGTGGTTTAATTGTAAAATTCTGTTTACAGTTCATCCAACAATATCCCATGTAAAAAAATATAAAATTAGTACTCTTAAATTCAATTATACTCTTTTTTAATGAAGGAGTATCTATGTTAACAACTATATCATCTTCGAATACTATAATTGTATTGTAATTTTTATTAATTGCATCTATAAAACACATAGTAAATGAAACCTGCAATCCTAATCGTGTTGGATGTGTATATAACTTAGATTTTGGATCATTTGTAGAGCTGAGTTTATTAAAATCAGAAGTTGATAATTCTTTTGGTGTTATTGCATTAAAAAATATATAATTTATCCCCATAGATTCAAATTTTTGTTTCATATATTCTTTACGCTGTGGCATAACAATACAATAAACCGCATCTACAACACCTAGGTCTGTATAGTTTTCTATTTTTTGAAATTTATATTCAAACTTTGTATAAAGTTTTTCTACATAATTGTAATAATTTATATCACTAGAAAACCTATCAGTTGATGAACTGTATTTATATAATATAAATAATATTATAATTAAAAATAATACAATTGGAATAATTGTTTTCTTTTTCATTGTTTCTTTTAACTTTTATTTTATTTTTATTTCTTTTATCAATTTTCCGAAACCACCCCCTGTTGAGATAAAATGTTTCACATAATAGGACATAAGGATATCTTGGTCTGGAGATTGGGCTAACCGGTAACTTGTTTCTAAACCGTTCTTTTCCAAGAATTGTTTACGCTCTTCTAAATAACCAGACGATTCAGATAAACAAGTATTTATATGAGCTCCCGAAACAATTACTACTTTTTTAATACCATTTGATTTTATATAATCCAAAATATTATCCCACCAAACCGTATCTCCTACTTTTGAATAATAAAGAGGGCCGTTTACTTTATCTAACCATTCTGTACTATGACACATCACTTCTCCAATTCGAATATGTAAAAAAAGCGTATCTGGGTATGTATTTTTATCGGATACTTTGGATTCTATTATTTGTTTTAACAATTTGTAATTTTTATCCGATGTATTTTTGTTGATATATTCATTTGCTATGGTACCTGGATATTTTGTTTTGTGATAAAGTATATTTTCCTCATAATTCATATCATAATATTTACTATTTATAGGTTGGTAAAATATATCTCCCAAACGATAATCAGCCCATTCGTCACCATTATATAATTTTAATACTTTATCAAAGACTTTAGTAGGTTTGAATTTATCTTTTTTTATAAAATAAAATAGTAAAGCAGCTACAACTAAAATAAAAAATTTATTCATTTAAATAAAAGAGATATTTTTATTTAGTAAATATAATCTTCTACAACCCGAATATCATTATTACTAAATTCTTTTAAATAAAAAAACTGCGTAGCTTCATCAATCATATCTGTATGGTTAATTGTACTAACTGATGTAGATATTTTTATTGATTTAAATTGTTTATAATACATGTTACAACCATGTGATACTAATTTTTCATATACACGGTCAACGTGATTGTTTATTGGATAAAACAAAGGATAATATTTTTTCATATTTTCAACATTTATAAGATATGCTTTTGTACCATTTACCCATTTCATATCAATTAGATTGTCACCACATTGGTCTGTTTCTTTACCTACATATCTAAATGCATGTAAAAAACATACATCAAAATTAGAAGGTAAATTAAGATTTTTTAATTCGTCATTAAAAGCACTTGTCAATGTAATATTGTCTTCCAAAATAAGTGCATATTTTAAATTTTGAGAGAAACACCGTTTATAAAATTCTAAATGTCCGAGATAACATCCGAGTGCACCTGAATTAAAATATGTTTGATTTGGGCGTTTTTCTATTTTTTTATCATAAAGGTACATTTTATTAAATTTTTCTGGCTCAACTAACTCTTTATATTTTTCAGAATTTTCTGGTATTTTTGTATTAACACCTAAAATAACTTCCAGTGGAATATCACATGTGTATGATTTTTTAAAATTTAAATAACGTTCTGTATCAGTACCAAGTGTTAAAATAAACACTTTATCTATATTGATTCGATTACATGTTCCACCAAATGAACTTGGTCTAAAACGAATTACTAATAAAATAATTATAACCATTACTAGAATCGCTATAATTGTTTTCTTTTTCATTGTTTCTTTTAACTTTTATTTTATTTTTATTTCTTTTATCAATTTTCCGAAACCACCTCCGGTTGAAATAAAATGTTTTACATAATAGCACATAATGACATCTTGGTCTGGAGATTGGGCTAACCTGTAACTTGTTTCTAAACCGTTCTTTTCCAAAAATTGTTTACGGTCTTCTAAATAACCAGACGATTCCGGTAAACATCTATCTACATGAGCTCCCGAAACAATTACTACTTTTTTAATACCATTTGATTTTATATAATCCAAAATATTATCCCACCAAACTGTATCTCCTACTTTTGAATAATAAAGAGGTCCATTTACTTTATCCATCCATTCATCTTTAGTGCAAATCACATCTCCAATTCGAATATGTAAAAAAAGCGTATCTGGGTATGTATTTTTATCGGATACTTTGGATTCTATTATTTGTTTTAACAATTCATAATTTTTATCCGATGTATTTTTGTTGATGTATTCATTTGCTATGGTACCTGGATATTTTGTTTTGTGGTAAAGTACATTAAATGGATGATTAGAATTATAAAAATCTCCATTTAAATTACTATAAAAAACATCACCCAAACGATAATCAACCCATTCATCGCCGTTATATAGTTTTAAAGTATTATTAAATTTATCTTTTTTTATAAAATAAAATAGTAAAACTGCAACAACTAAAAGAAGTATTTTCATTTAAATAACGCCTTTATTTAAAATTTACACGTTTTAAATAATTCAGGATCAGGGCCACTTTCATTTAAACTTCCAAGTGATTCTCTATTTTGAATAAAATAAGCATTTTTTGGAACACAGACATTTATTTTATTTTTAATGTAGTATTCTCGAAATAATTCATCAGATGCAGTTGTCATTGGAAAACAATAATTTATTAGTCCAGGTAATATCTTTGTTTTTATTGCCATTGAATGGCCGCATATTATATCTGGATTAGAAAGTTTTACTATATTTTTATATTTTGTTACATTTTGTCCGCAATTTAAAAAACAATATCCCATATAAAATGCATCCATGTTACTATTTTTAAATTCCAATAAAGATTCATTTAAAAGTTTTTTATCAACTAAAATGGAAATATCGTCTTCAAATATCACAATTGTGGAATATCCTTTTTTGACAGCATCAATAAAACAAAGTATAAATGAAAGTAAAACTGGCAACCGTGTATATCTTTTATAAATACGAGAACCTTCTTTATTTGTGTAACTTATATTGTCATACTCTTCTGGTTTAAGGTCTTGTGGTGTAATTGCATTAAAATATGTAAACGTAATACCAAGATTATTCATTTGCGAAGTTATATAGTCTTTTCTTTGTGGCATTGTTATCGCATAGACCATGTCGACACCCGATAATTTTTCATTTCCGGGATATTTATCAAATTTATATTTAAAACGATTATAAAGCGAATCAGAAAATTCTGTATTTTCATAACCAGACTTTAATGTACGATAAAGTATCACCAATACTACAATCAGAACCAAAATTAAAAATTTAAACTTCATTTAACTTTACCAATTTTTTTATTCCTTCCATAAATGGAATTTTAATTTTCCATCCTAACGCTTTTAACTTTTCATTTGAAATAAAGTATCTTGCATCATTAAATGGACGGTCTTCGATAAACCGAACGTAACTTTGGTAATTATCAGTACCTTTCATAAGTTTAACAAGAATTTCAGCAATTTCCATAACGGTGTATTCGGCTTCACTATCCGCACCAATGTTGTATATTTCTCCTATCTTTCCTTCTAAAAGTATTTTTTCAAATGCCGAACATGTATCCAAAACATGGAGAAAGGAACGTTTGGCAGACCCATTTCCTTGAATTGTCACTTGTTCGTTTGCATTAAGTTGTTTGATAAATCTAGGTATTAGCTTTTCAGGATACTGATTTGGTCCATACACATTATTTCCTCTTGTAATAATAATTGGAAGATTATAACTTTTAATATAACTCATTGCAATCATCTCGGCTGCTGCTTTTGTAGCTGCGTATGGATTTGTTGGAATGAGAATACTTTTTTCATCAACAAGTTCACCTGTTTCTCCATACACTTCGTCGGTACTCACATGGATAAACTTCTGGATTTTTCCCCATTGTCTACAACATTCCAGAAGTGTATGTGTTCCAACTACATTGTCATAGGTGTATTGTAAACTCTCTTCAAAAGAATTCTGTACGTGTGACTGAGCTGCAAAATGGACGACATGTGTTATATTGTGTTCTTTGAGAACATGGTTTACAAGGTCGCTCGAAAAAAGATTTCCTTTTACAAAATAGTATCGTTTATCTTTTTTTACGTCTTCGGAGATATTTTCATGACTCGCGCAATAATAAAGTGCATCGAAATTAATAAGTTTTTTAATAATTTCGGTTTGAGAAAAATAATTAATAAAATTAGAACCAATAAATCCACAACCACCTGTAACAAGAAGATTCATGGAGTTTAATTTTATTATTTACTTTTTTTTTATAATTTAAACGTTAAACTAAAAGATGAAACACTTTCACTTTGAAATGTTATTCTTTGTTTTTTTTTGGAAGTTCGATTTTTGCAAATTTAATTTTTGGTAATTTACACAATTCATTTACATGAATACATTTTTCAAGGTATTGGCAATAACTATAATTAGCGAGACATCCATATTTATCTGTTTGTACTATATGCCGAGCACTAACTGCGATTACACACAACAAAAGAAAAAGTAATTGCATTTTTTCTTTTAATTGATTTATTTCCTTAAACCAACATTTTTCCAACTACATTTGAGCTTCCTATTATGAGATGTATTGTTATGAGGTATTCAATAAGTTTTCTTGGTGGAAGTTCTTTTAACATCGAATAAACTGGGTCCCCCGTTAAACTTCTCCATGGAATGTAAATAGTTATTAACCACGCGTACGACCAAAGATACGTAAATAAGAAAGAATTCCAATCAAAAACAACAACACTTTTTTTCATTTCATTTAAACAAAGATAATATGGAAGCACGTGTCCTACATAGGACCACCATTTAACATATTTATTACTTACTTCTGGGTGATAAATTTCATCTGTATCGGCACAATTGTAAAAAAACTTACCAACCCAATAGCTAAATGTAATTATAAATTGAATATTGTGACAAACTGGTAAAAACGTTGGAAAAAAGTAGGCAAGGTACATTGCATAATTTCCAGAATAGGTAAAGTTGACAAGTTGTTTTAATTGATTGTATTTTTTAGGAAATCCAAAATCGTAGTGTTTTGAAAACCAAAAGAAATAATTAATTGTATAAAATTGATTCCACAGAGTACTTAAAAGAAAAGAACAAGAACTTTTAAAACTCAAAATATGGAAAACGGGAATGTAAAATCCATTTTTTAACCAATTCATTTACAATTTAATTCGTTATTTTTTAAAAACTTTAAACTCAAATAAAATAAATGGAGTTACCCAATTTATCAAGCTATGAAATGTTTAGCCTAATAGTTATCCCATTTAGTTTATTTTTCTTTGGTGCCGATTTTCTTCGAGACCGTGATATCAAAAAAGATGAAACAAAAATAGGAATCGTACAATATATCCATCACCTTGCATTTACAACAAATATGTCTGGTCTTATCTTAAGTGTGTTTTTAACTTGTAAAATTCCATTTGTAACATTTTTAATGTTCCTTTCCATAATTAACCAAGTTGGATGGCTACTCAATGATGATAATTGCTGGCTTACACAATATGCAAATACTATAATAGGAGCTGAATCTAAAAACCGTAAATGGATTGCTGAAATTAGTTCGTTAGTTAAGCATTACGTTAAGGGCGATGAGTGGGCCTATTCCGAAATGCGTCCGATTGATAGAACAAGACAAGTAATTATTTCAAATGGACTGATTCTGGCTATTTTAATTAAAATTATTATTGCAAAAAAAATAAAAGCAATTTAATATAATGCAGTTCGTTTATTTTGGAGCTCCCAAAGTAGCTGGACCAAAAGGAAAAGTTCAAAAATATACAGGAGGCCAAGGACGAAGAGAACTAAATGCTCCATTCACACTCGTATTCCCAAATCCATCCCAAGGACAATACAATGAACGATACTCTCGTGCATATAAAAATTCAATAATAAAAGACATGCATCCCGAACAATTAGTTTGGTATTATTTTGATGAAATTGATGGTAGACCATACGACCCTCAGGTTGACGGAAGGCCTACTATAAGAGGAAACGTTGTTGATTTAGAAAATAATTCATTTGATATTGGAGATATAGATTTACGTGATCCAGTTCAAAATCCATACCGTCACGTTACAATTAAAGCAAAAGACCTTCGGGTAGAAGCTCTCGATAATGGTAAATTTAAAACAGCTAAACTAGACACCGTAGCAGTTGAAAACCCAAATGAAACATCAACCGTACTTTATGCCGGTGGTGGAGGAACACCCATGCAATTTTTTACATTACATTACAGTTCACCCGGTGTATTTGATAAATGGTATGGTATGTTTGCTGCATACAACCCAACACCACCGCCTTCACCTCCTCGAGACACCGGGTTTGGAAAACGGCGAAAGAATATTCTTGCAAAGGTCGATGCCGATATTCGTTACCTTAAACATTAATTTCATTGCGCGGAATAAAGTTTCCATTTACAAAATCATGTAGTATCCCATTACTTATTAAAATAATACCCAAACCAGTTTTTGATTGTCCGAAATTAACTATCAAACCAGTCGGGATATTGTAATGATTCATATAATTTTTAGTTTGAATAATTGCATCATTATTCAAAGTATTAATTGCTTTTAATTCAATAATAATGTTAGACAATTTGATATCGACTCGTCCATGTCCGATATTGTGTCCTTTATAAAATACCGGTGTAATTACTTCGGATTCGTAATTAATTCCACTCAAACGTAAAGCAACTTCAAATGCACGGTGATAAATAACTTCATTATAACCGGGACCCAGTGAACTATAAATATCACCTGCAATAAATACTAACTGGGAAATTGTTTGGTCCATCTTTTTATAAAGATTTACGTTTAAATGTTTAAATTACATTTTAAATTAAAATAAAAGTTTAAGTAAATGGTGTTGAATATTTATGACCTTTATATAACGCGTAGTAAACCCGAACTAGATTATTTTTATCGTTTGGTCCATTTTTTAAAGTACGTTGAACTTGGAAATACAACCGTCCAACTGGTCCATCTTGATTTTCGAAGCAATTCCGTTGTTCCCAATATTCGTTTTAACAATACAGAAATGATATCCCGTGTTTATACATTTACCAACGATAATCGTTCTGTTCGTGAAGCTGTTATTTACAATTTGAATGAGCTTATAAAATTGTATACTTATCGCCCAGGTACAAATGTATTTGTCTATACCGGACATTCAGATGGAATGTATCTTGTCAAGCGGAAAGTTCGACTTTTGCGAGTTGAAGATTTTTGTGAATTGGTAAGCCAAGTAAACAAAGGCCAAAAAGCAGACCTTATAGTATTTGATTGCTGTTTATGCGGAAATATCGGAACACTTTACGTTTGTTCGAGTTATACAAAGTACGTTCTAGCATCAACTAGTTACCAAAGTTTCCTGAGTATTCTCGAAACAAATAATACATACAAATGGCCTGGTGATATAAAAGTGTATACAAAAAACATAATCAAGGAAATAGGAAGTTTTGAAAAAATAGAAAAAGATGCATACGATTCGAATTATTCTCTGTATTCCATGAATGAATACCTTTTGCAATTAATTCAACTTGTACTGCGTTATAAAGAACAATTTAATTATTCAAAAAGTTACGTTATCGATTCGGCACAATATAAAGATATTGAATGTGCGTTTCAAGACCTTGGTATTGATGTAACGCCGTTGTTAAATAAAATTGTTGTTTTTAATAGATATCCAGATAAACCAAAATGTGTAAATCGCAAAATATCAAAAAAGAAAGACCAGTCTATACCATCCAAACTTATGATTGTATTAAAACGTCCAATCCGTACAGACCTCCATACAAAAGCTGACATTTTTCTTTTAAATAAAGTTAAAGTTCAAAAGTAAATGCCGAAAGTTATTGTTATGAATTTATCAAACTAAATTAAAAGGTTAATTAAACTGCTTAAAAGCGCACACAAGCCTAAATTTACAAAAGAAGCAAACGAACAGCTCCGTGAAGTCAAAAAAGAACTTCGAAAATTAAAAGTTAAAGTTAATTTTCAAAAAAAGTAAAAACTTTTTCTGAAAACCAATAAAGGTTTACGTCCCTGCTTGGAATCGAACCAAGATTGATCGGTTAACAGCCGACTATACTGACCATTATATTACAAGGACCTTTGTCACCTAAGTGACAATTAATACTATTAATAATTCTTTAAATAAGTTTTAATTTTCATTTGCATATTTCCAAATAAATCCACCTGCTGATTTATAGTTTTTATATTTACCACTACAGCATTTTGATATAGCTTGGTGCATAGCACCAGTTTTTCTTGATGCTTCAGATAAACTTTCATATGAATTAATTAATTCATTATCTAAATTGTAACAATTTACTTTTTTTCTTAATTTTTCAAGACCTTTTTGTAATCCTTGTATATTTCTTTTAATTAAAATACTATTTTTATATCTTTCTTTCATAATAATACTTTGTAATTTTTTACGTTCTTTTGTATAAGAACTACTTATTTTTCTTTTTTGTTCTTCTGACAAAATTTTACCAAAATTTGGACTTTTTTCTGCTCTAAAAATATGTTCTTCTGACCTTTTTTTACCAGTATTTGCAATTCTTCTTTTTTCAATAGATTCAGGGTGTTGTTTTCCATTTTTACCACCTAAACGCAAATTATATCCATATGGAACAAGTGTATTCATGTTTTTAATATAATATTCTTCATATTTATTACAATCTTCATCAAAACAAATACATATTATTTGAAATTTAAAATTTATAGGATTATATTTTTTAAGAGCGTTATAAAAATATGACCCAATTTGTTTTTTCGCTAAGTTACGATAATCATTCCATCTTTTATTAATATCCTTACGAATGGTTTGTCCTATGTACTGTTTTCCATCTAGTTTATTTGTTATAAGATAAATATAACCCATTTTACTTTTATAATACCTAACCCTTTAAATTACTTTTTCAAACAAACTAACCTAAGTCAGTTTGAAACCGTAAACGATTTTTTTACACCCAATAAAGGGTGGAATCTCTCGACCCTGATTCGAACAGGGGTTCTCGGATTGAT